CTTACTACACTATTGTTGTAACTAGCTATAGCTACTGGAGCTACTGGAGCTACTTGAGCTACTTGAGCTACTGGAGCTACTGGACCTACTTGAGCTACTGGACCTACTTGAGCTACTTGAGCTACTGGAGCTACTGGACCTACTTGAGCTACTTGAGCTACTGGACCTACTTGAGCTACTTGAGCTACTGGACCTACTTGAGCTACTTGAGCTACTGGAGCTACTGGACCTACTTGAGCTACTTGAGCTACTGGAGCTACTGGACCTACTTGAGCTACTTGAGCTACTGGAGCTACTGGACCTACTTGAGCTACTGGAGCTACTGGAGTTATGACAATTGGTGGGTTTGTTTTAATATTTAAGACAGGTGATGCTGTAGTTCCACCAGGATTCATAGCAACTACATTCGCACTATAGTTTGTGTTAGGATTTAAACCTGAAAATGTAGCAGTTTGTGCGCTTAAACCACTATCTGTTTTGGGTCTTGTTGGTTGTCCATTTAAATTATAACTATAATTTGTAGCACCTACACCACCGGTCCAACCAATATTGAAATCTGTTTGGTTAACCGAATTAATATTTAACTGTTGAAATTGTCCAGGCGGTGGAATATTCAGGGTTTGTACTCTTAATGGTTGTGATGACGTATTTCCCATATCGTTTGTTGCATTTACAACTATATTATACACAGTGTTAAAATCTAAACCTGAAAAAATAGCATTCTGAGAACTTAGACCATTATTTGTAAGAGGTGTTACATTATTACCATTCAACGTGTATGTATAGCCTGTTGTATCGGAGCCTTGAGTCCAACTAATTGTAAAACCATTTGTAGTAATAGATGATGCTTGTAGATTTTTAGGTTGTTCTGGTTTTGGCTTATTTGGTGTAGTAATGTTCATCGATGGCGATGATGATGTACCCATATCATTTATAGCATTAACAACAATACTATACGTTGTGTTGTAGTTTAAACCTGAAAATACAGCTGTTTTAGAACTTAATCCGTTGTCTATACTAGGAATAAAGGGTTTATTATTTAATGTATAAGTATAATTTGCTGCTCCTATACCTCCTGACCAATTTATTGTAAATCCACTTATTGATAATGACGAATATTGAAGATTTTGAGGCTGTGATGGTTTAGGCTTAGTCTGTATAACACAGCTTGAGACCCTATTACTAAAATTATAAGTATTCAAATCTGGTACATTCAACGAATCACCCTCACCAAACAGAACCAACGAGTTACCTTGGCCTATGTCACCTGTCCAAAGTGTAACCTGTAGTCCTTGTGGTATCTTTAATGACTGTAAGGATTTATCCTCATAACCGCCTTCATTAGCGATTTTAGAAATGGACCAGTTTGAAAGATATAGTTTTGTCTCAAAACCACCATAATTTATTTCAGGATAAAATAATACATTATTTGTTGATTCTTTTGAACCGTCACAGCTTATAAATATATCGTAGTCAACCGTATTTGCATCCATTGGGAATTCCTTCATAATACAATCTCCACAGTGATATTTAATATAGACCTGTTTTTGACAACTTCCTTCTTTTGCTCCGCCCTGTAATTTTGGGTTAAATTCGTATGCAAGAGTTTTACCATCAGTGTTATTTTTGACAAAAGTTCTTAATTTATTTGTTATATTACATTTTGAAGAGTTTGAACAATTTTTACCGAAAGATGCCTCTATTATATTCAGTTGTCCAGAATTACCTGGAGCGGGCTGTGAACAAAAACTTGTTGTGTTCAGTGTTGGTGTTTGATAAAGAGTTTGATAAATAGTTTGACTTTGAGTTGATGGTGGTGGAGTAAAACATGTTAATAATGATACAGAATATGCTGAACCATCCTTAGCTCCTGCGATTAGATAATTACCATCCGTTGAACATGCGATAGATGACCAAGAACTTGAAGGCGCAGATGATTGCTTCCATGATACACCAAAATCGTCACTCATATAAATATTACCACCATCGACTATGGCAGATAGTTTATTCAAATTCTGTGAACCTGCAATACCAATCCATTTCTGTGTTGGTGCATTTGTTTTTCTCCAATTATATCCGTAATTATTACTGTAATATATTCCTCCGCCGTATTGAACAGCCACACATTGTACACCGTCTGAAGACATAACAACACCTTCCCACATATTATTAGGAGCATCCGATTTATTCCAGGTTGACCCATTGTCTGTACTTACATAGATTCCATAACCATTAATACATACAGCTACTATAATTTGTCCATTTGAAGATATAGCAACACTATGCCAAGGTTTTATAGGTGATTCCGTTTTAACCCATCCAGAATCGGCACCGTTATAACGATTGATATAGATACTACCGGCTAGTACAGTAGCAACTGCAGTTTTACCATCTCCTGAAATTGCTACATTTGACCATGGCGCCTTTGGACCTGTTCTTGCCCAAGTATAATCATTTGCTCTTCTGCTTCCTATAAACATTATTCCATCGTTCTGAATTACTATAATAGTACTCATATCAGGAGTAGTTGCTATCTTATTTAATGATGAAAAAGACCCATTTATTGAAGACCAATTAGTACCTGAATTTATACTTTGATATATACTTCCATTTTTATGAACACTTATCATTTTTTTACAATCAGATGAACAGACAATACCATTTATTACACCTTGTGATAGATTTGATTTACTCCATAAACTTGTAGGGTCGCATATTGTCGAGCGCCATAATCCACCATTGTATTCAACTGCATAATAATAAAGTCCGTCTCCTGAACTAACTATTGAACGCCAGTCTCCATACTTTGCATCAGTTTGCCTCCAATCCTGTCCTATCAAATTAATATCATTTCTCAAACTTATATTTATTTCACCATTTGTTGTTACTGCTCCTAATATTGTACTTAAATCGGCTGTTCCGGTTATTGAAAACCAATTTCTTATTGGAGCCTTGGTTATAGACCAGTTTTTACCTAAATCAGTACTTTTATATACGCCGTTTCCTAATATGCAGCCGACTACATCGTTATTATTATTTGATATTACAATTGAGGACCATTCCCAGTTATTATGATTCGGGTCATTATCAATTTGTGACCATGAACGACCACCGTCTATACTAGAAAACATTTGATTTACCCAATTATACTCAATTTGGCATTTATCAAGATAAATTTTTGTTTTACATAGGGCTATTAAACTCTCACCATCGGTTTTTGAAGAAGATACATATCGCCATATATTTTCTGTTGTATTATTTATAGTTGCCTTGTTCCAAGATTGTCCAGTATTTGAACTGTACCAAATAGAACCAGATTCACTACCGTCGTCGCGAATTGAAACTATGACCAACTTACTACCGTCAAATGAACATGTACTATGTTTCCATCTTGCAGTTGGAATACCATTTACCGGTACCAGTAACCAAGATTGACCGCTTTTCTTACCAACATAAACTGAACCACCATCAACAAGAGCTAACATTACTAGACCATTACCAGAACAACTTACATTTGTATAATTATTTTTACTTAGATTTGTTGAAATCCATGTATTTCCACTATCATCACTTACCCATACATTTCCAGGATATTCGCATGCAATAACTGATTTACCATCTGTAGAACAATCTACACACGACCATTTACCATTTGAAGGTACATTTGTTTGTTTTTTCCATTGACCTGTGTTTATATTTATTTTTTCAACTGGTTGTTTAGTAACTGATTGTACTGTTGAAGTAGTTGTGGGTATATTTCCTGAACTAGTCTTCGATTGAGCGATTTCTTTGGCTGCTTGCTCATCTGAATATGGTGTTATCAACATACTTTGACCAGTAATCTTTGGGCATTTTACTTGTAACCCGCTATCCGAAGGTTCTACATATACAGATTGGTCACAAAATCTACCTGTGTAATCTTTCTGTACATCTTCAGCACATATGGGATAGTCAAACCAATGTGCCCAAGCAATACCACCTGTAAAGGGTGTTTCGGAATCTGTATCGTTATCAAAAGGTCCTGGTGAATGTCCTAAAGTACCATACTCAAAAACGCGTAAATTATAATAATTACTATCCATTGTAACAGCTGACTTTTCTGCTATTAATTTTCCATTGATATATAAAGATATTTTCTTGAGGTCATTTGAATATACACCAGCTATATGAGTCCATTGCTCTTTCGATACAGCATTTTTTGGACTGGTGACTATTAATAAATTTGTCTTAGGATCACCAGGAGCTGGATTACATTTAATGTATACAATTCCTGGCTCCATAATTCCTCCTTCTAATGCAATATTTGAATCATCGCCACTAGAAATAGAAAAAAGAACGCAAGATTCTTGAATCTCTGATTTGCTCTTACATGTAGGATTATTCTTTACAGCATTTTTCCCTATATCGGTGTAAAAAAACATACTTGTGAAAGACCTGAACGCTGAGCCATATATCTTATTTACTGTTTTTACCCAACTATTGGTTCCATTAAACATTAAGCCGCGAATATTTTTATACGTATCTATTTTCATCTGTAATTTATTATAAATTGATGATAAAATACCGTTTCTATCTTCCGTATTTCCACTATAAAAATCCCAACGAACAATAGGCATATTCTTATCCACTATTGTAGATAGATTATATGGTTGGACTGAACCTGAACCAAAATTATCTCTTAGTTTAATCGAAAAATCTGAACTTCTTTGTTTATCTACATAGAAATACATTTCTGTATTTAACTTACATCCTTCATAAATTTTAAAGGGTTTAGAAGACGAACGAGTAGTGGTAGCCCAATTATCTAACATAATTTGTTTGTCAATTTTAATTGCAAATCCACTGGGTGCATTTACGTCAAATATAGCACTTCTTATTCCACCCTGAAATTTTATATTTGACCTTGTCATTACTACTAAGGGTAATTTGTTATTAAAACGAATCAAAGTACTTACGTCATTTTGAAGTAATTCTGGTATTTGTTTAAATATTTGTCGTCCGTAATAGGTCGCAATCTGATTTCGTCTAGAAATAAACTGACTATCCTTATCCCAAGAATAATAGAAAGCCTCCACACCTGAACGAGTATTAGTTGTCAAATCACCTATTAAATCATTTCCTGAAAAACATACTGGAGGTACATAGACTGCCGGTGCAGGTGCTGGAGCCATGGCTCTTTTAGGTTTTTCACATGATGAATCTGTCATATTTGGACTTTTCATGCTAAACGTAAATTCGTCGGTATTGTACTTTTTTGAATCATTTATTACTGTTATTATTGTATCGAGTATTCTATTTGCTGCTATGTTTGTGCTACTTTTTCTTACATCTCCTAATATTTTTAGTGTGTCTGTCTTATTTTGATTATCTTTTAGACCATTTGGTAAATTAAGCGATGCTTTTAAACGCGTATAAGCTAAAGATGTATCTACAGGAGTATCTTTAATATTGATATATGCATCTATAGTATTATTTATTCCAATTTTATATTTACCATTTGAAATTTCAGCCATAGCTTTTTCGAGTGGTGATACATTTACAAAACCCTCATTATTTGTTATTTTTTTCTGCCACCATTTTTCAGATGTAGTCATATCTGTTTTTATGTTATCTAAGCCTAGAACAATACTACCATTTTCAATTATATCTTGCGATTTATCATCAACTGGTATAATGACTTTTTTATAATTATTATTATTTATTAGATTTCCTTGATATTTTTGTGTTGTAGAAATATCTCCATCTTTATCAATAACAATAGATGTCAAATCAATAAATTTTTCGTTCTGATTAAAATATCTGTAAATACCAAAAATAATAATGATTACCACAACGATTATTAAAATTGTTGTAAGCAGATTATTTTTTTTAAACATAACGACAGCTACTCTATTATTTTAGAAGATTTTTACCGGGTATCTTATTCGCAAATAAATATTAGTATAACTAATATTTATTTAATTACACATTGTTACATGATTTAAAATTATTTATGAATTATCAGGACGTAAATTAGATAAAGAATCCATTTCACGTGTAATTAAGCGCAATACAAAATGTGATTGATGATTTGCATTTAAAAGAGCACATGGTCCTGAAGGAACATTATTGTCTAATCTAACCTTTATCAAATCTTCGTTGGAGCTATCCGCGCCCCCTCCAAAATAATTTCGACCAGTTGAACCTGTAGTAGGGTCCTGGAAACGAGAACGAATTATGATATAATTAGCATATCCAACCGAATTTGGACCATCTGTAACTGTAACTGGTATTACAGTATCTATTGAGTAGCCAATTCCACATACAATATGTCCATCAGTCTTATTAATAAAATTATTAAAATCATCAGCAGACGATTGAGTCACATAAGTGTCGGTATCAATATTGTACCCTCTAAATATAATTCTATCTCCTTCAGCAACAAAGAATTTACTGAACCATGTAGAAGTCTTAATAAAAATGTAGCTTTGATTATCTGGTACAGAAGCAAAAACTGAACTAACAATAGATTCCGCAAGATAGACCTTTGCTACATCCAAAGTATCTAATTCCCTTGTTAAAGGTTTTCCATCAGGTCTTTCCACCTGTATAGATAACTTCTGAAGTGTAGCAAGGGGTGTAGGATGATAAATACGTTGCGCTTTCAAATAGCGGGGCGTAAGTGAAATATATCCAAAATTATCAGCTTTTTGGTCTGACTTCCATGTTTGGTCATACTGTACTAAACCAAAGGTGTTATCAATATATTGATTTGTACCGTAACCATTTCCTGTCCACTCAGAAATTCTTATCATTATGTAGGGATATGACAGAATATTTAATACACGATTAGTATTTGTGCCTGAACCTCCTGAATTTGGTAATACTGATACATCAAGTGATTCGGCTGAAAGAATTGTTTTTACAAGCTCCATACGTGTAATATTCTTGAAGCGCTCCTTTATGGCTGGTGAAAATGTTGAACCATTATCGTTAAGTGTATTGAAATTAATAGTAAAATTATAACGATTTTCATTTCTATTATTTAACCAATCGCGGTCACCACTATAAACATACAGATTTATCTCATTTTCCTTATACTTCACAACATCCTCTTGTTTTATAATATACTCCTGTGGTCTGGGAGCTAATAATGGTGGAGCTGTAGGTTGATTAGTTTGAAAAGGTGGTAAATTACTAGTTGGTGCAGCTGCGCTAGGTTCAGAAAAGGCTGTTGATTCTATGACATTTTTAGACTTTGATACCGATGATACGTTTGCTAATCTAGCTTCAACTTCACGTTGTTTTCTAAGGCGTTCATATTTCTCAATAGGGTCCTCACCTTCGTCGTCGTCATTTTTAGGAACTGAAAAATCGACTGGAGAAGCCTGTGGTTGAACTATGGAGCGCGACTGTTGTTCTCGTTCAAAACGAGAACCTACGTTTTCAAACAAGGTATCTTGTTGAGGAATTACATACTGTGTTTGCGTTCTTTGAACAGGTGTTGATACTTGTTTATTTAACCAACCATCAATATTCAAGGCTGTTTCACGGAATGATTCTTGATTCAATGTATTAATGGGCATTTGGGCACCGTTTACACGATAGACTTCATTCATATAATGTCTTAAAGCCTTCTGCAAACGACGGTCAATATCGTCGGGAAGTTCGGGCTTATTAAGTCTGCGTTCATATTGCTCCCTTAATGGTTGAAGAATGCGTGCATAATTTGTCTGACTAAAGAATATATCAGCATTATCTGGCTTTTTTTCTCTTGGAATTGTCTGTGACAAAGCCGGTGTCGGTCCACGGCTTCCTCTGTTCATTATTACTTACGGCGAATATTACCCTTAAGCTGAATAAACGTGTTACCAAAGTTAAGTAATCAGGGATTAGTTAACTTTGATAATTTAGTGAACATATAAAATACATAAAAGTATAAATATTTGATAGTATAAAATTTTTATGAGCCCAATTTTAATACATCCTTTGTTTTTGCTTCTCTACGGGGATTTTCACTAGCAAAGAGTACATCACGAAATACATTTATTGTATCATCGTCAACAATATCCATACAAATTGTCTGAAATGATTTACCTCTTAATAAACTGATTATTGTATATAAACAGTACATACCACATTCAGAATCTTTTCTTTGATGTCTGATATCATTGTATAGTATAGTTTCACATCCCTGTTCCTTACAACGCTCTAATAGGTTGGCTACCTCTGGTGGTGGTGGTAAGCCGTATGAATCAAAATAGTAAGCCGATTTATTGGGTATATCGATGAATGAACAGACCCAATGTGACCCAGGTTCATCGTGTTTGTCAAGATTAAATATGATACCAATTCGTTTAGTGCCTTTTCTAAAGGCGTCTTTTAAATCTAATTTACATAGTTCATCTACGATACATTTACCCCAGTTTAGAACCTTTGCATCATCGGATGGTGCATCAAAATCAATTGGAACGGGTCCAATAAATTCAAAATCTTTGTAACCGTCCTCATATTGATTCATTACATCTTCTATATTGAAACTATCTAACCAAGTTTTTTCGTTCTTGTTCCATTCATCTGGTTTTTCTGGTCTGAAATACTGCTTTGACCACTTTTCGCGGTCTTTGTTGGTTAAACCTGGAAGTTTCTTCAGAATACAGAATTCGTTCTCACAATTGTAATAAGTTTTCATTGAATTACGAATTTCCTTCCATAAAATAGCACGTTTTGTAGGCGAATTTCTATTATTCTTTCTTGTAAGTGAACGAATTGATTTATTAGGGTGAGTTTTATTCCAAACGCTCTTCATTTTCTCGAGTGCCTCCAAAGAAAGACAAGTCTCACCATTCTTTCTATGCCTTGCTGGATTACAGATTCGGGAATCTGTATTGGTGTCAATAGAATTTTTAGACATTGTCTATCTAACTATAGAAGACAATTAATCTCGAGCTCCCCGATGGATTTTTCTAAATTTACTATAGGGTGAATGGCTTCAAGCATTCCTGTTGTTTCATCAAACTGGACAATAGCAATTTTTATTATAACGTTTATTGTTATTATTTTGTTCACTGAAATTTCTATTCAATCCATTTTAACGCTAGTATTTATGGCTGGTGTTGGATATGCCTTGTATAGTATAATAAATAATAGTACATCTATGCTTATTGTTGGTCTATTTGGTATTATTTTAGTTCTGTTATTTGCTATGGCTTCTGGATACGGACGTGGTCACCAGACTATTATTGTCAATCAGAAATGTGATAACAATAATAAGGCAGATGATTGGATGTTGGCTGGTAAAAAAGTCGGTAATTGCGTATCTTCCAAATTAGTACCTGCTGGAGTATGTCCAACTGGATATACAAATTTTACAGATGGTGAAGGAAATACATTATGTTGTGGTAGTTCTAATGTAGAACCCTATTCACACAAATGTCCCGCTTTAGGACCTAAAGGTATATGTGCCATGGCACCCGGTATAGAGGATACACGTCCAGGAGTAAGTAAAAAGACCTATTATCCGTTATGTCAAACTATGATAATTGCTTAGACCCGTGCCCATTTTAAATTCCCCTACTATACTAGATGCTATCACCTAACGCACGAACCCGCAAATGTAATCGGATTTTTAAAATTCATAGTCATTTTATGAGAGAAAAAATAGCAAAGATGACAAATACGCAATTAAGAAAATATACTCTTAAAAAACGTAATGAATGTCTTAAAGACCCCCGATTAAATAAGATGTCTGTTAAAAAACTAAAAGCCAATTTAAACAGATTTAATAAAGCACTTTATGAAAGATTTCCTGATGAATAAAACGGCAATTTAAAATGAGCATGGGTCTAAATAATTACAGTCAATATTTAAACTAAATTTATATTCAATAATTTTAGTTTAACAATAAAATATCACAATGACTATATATAAAAACTAATTATACTGTCTAAAATGTGTCCACTTGGTCGCAATCCATTTTTCACCCTTGGTAATTTCATTACCCTTGTGCATTGACAATTGATAAATAACCTCATTATCGTCAACATTTATAAAATAAATACCCTTTCCTTTTTTTGGCTTAATTTTTAAATTAATCTCAGTGAATTCTGTTTCACCGCCTTCAAAATTATCATTGAGATAAATCAGCAATGTTGCCTTTCGTTCACCTGCATTTTTGTTAACTTCGTTACAATATATTTTATCATCCGAATTACAAGCATCAAAATGCGCGCCGAATCTACCTCCTGTTTCATACATAGCGACCTGTGTCATTTCCTGATTTTCTACTGGTTTCTTTGTTATGGTCGCCGTGATATTAGATAGTTTAGCAAATAACGGGTCATAATTATCAAGAAACCATGTTTGTTTACTTTTTCTATGATTTATATCTAAGGTTGTTTTTGAATTATCGTAACTTAATACAACACTATTATCTAATCCTTTATTTTTTGCCAGCTCAATAAGTTTATCACATTCTTCTGATGTTAAAATATCAAATATTTCAAAAACCTCATAATTATTTATATTATGCTTAATAATATTGTTAGGTATATCAAATTCTTTATTATTTGGTTTCTCAATACTCTTTTTCAAGACTTTTAAAGGTCTAAAATATATAGCAATTTCGACTACGACTAGTAAAAATATAGCTATCAATAATAGATTTAGATATATTGAATTTGTTTTAAAATACGTATTTAGATATTTTACAGTTGGTATATTATTAAACATCTGCTACTATTAACAGCATTTTCTTAAAAAATATTGTTAAAAATAAAGTTATTAATTACTGAGTTTTTGAGCGGAAGCTGGTACAACTTCATCGAAATTGGGAGGAGGAGCTGTTGATGTTACAATGCCTTTCTTTAAATTTGTAATTTTGTCGTCGATGCTTAAGCCAAAAATTGTATAATCATTACTTCCCATATCATTTCCTGGCATGAAGTCTGCTAATTCGTATTTTTGTGAACTTGAATATGGTCTTTTTTCATTTATCATATACTGACCTTCGTTCTTTGAAAATGGACGATTTGATGGTGGGGCACTCATTTCATTATATTCAATTGGTACTGGCTCACCTTTTGTGAATATATTTGCATCTACTGAAAATACTGCCTTATTGTCGGGAATGAAACTTGATACTCCTGCCTTAGGTGCTGAACCATTTACTTCCACCCTTGGGTCTGATGACTCAGCATTAAAACCTTCTAAACTAGTGCGCGGATTGGGAAAGTTATCCTGTTCTAACGGCTTTATGTCTGGAACTGGAGCTGCGCCTGGAATCTTATAGTTTTTTGCAAACATCTGTGATTCACCTGATACTCTATATTGGTGTTCCTTTAATGCGCTTTCAACTACTTCTTTGTCCTCTGGCTTTGTATTAGGAACAGGTTCTTTGGGTGTATTTGTCGAGTGAGCTTGAATATTTGGTACATTTGAACCTGTATGCATGTTCACCATATTGTGTAAATTTTTAACTCTTTGTGCATCATGTTCACCAGACTCTTGTATTTTAATGTGTTGTGTTGTAGTTGTTGTTTCAACTGTCTTTACCTCCTCAACTACTAGCCGGGGTTCGTTATCAGTTTTTGTTTCATCGTCTTCATCTGGTACCTGGCACTCTGTATTGTGGATGAGTTGAACTTTGATTAAATTTCTAATATAATAAACAATTACAATTGTCGCAATTGCAACGATTGCAACTGGCGGTGAAGCAACAGCAACAGCTAATGTCAAACCAACAATAGCCAACTGAAACACAGAGTTATCAAGTATTGATATTACGCCAGATGATAATTTGTGATTTATCAAAACCATTAATGAAATAGTAACCAAACCCAATATTAAAACAATTTCCCAAGTCTCCATTGGATTCCCTACAAACAGTTATGTTTATTTCTTGCCTAAAACTTGATTGAAGTGGATTTTAAATCAAAAATAAAGGATTCAATACAGTCATGCCAAAAAAAGCAGATAATAGCGCCATTGATTTTGATTTTACTAAATGGCCAATTGGTGCGCGAATATTAACCCAAAAAGGTTATAGCATCACTAAATCCGTTTTGACAAGTGAGCAAGATGAGTGGATACGCACAAGTCTTACCGTTACACCTATTGCACCACCACCCTTTGATAAGGGTCTCAAATCGTTTCCAGTCTATTTTGAGTCTAAGGAACGAATCTATCTTCCTCGGGATTGGGCTGTAAAACGTTTCGGAACACCTGATTCAGATACACGTAGCGAAGGGCTTTCACTCCGGGAAGAACTGAATTTTAGCGGTAAATTACGGGATGAACAAATGCCTATAGTCAATACCTTTATTGCTAGTGATTCAAATGGACTTATATGTGTTCCTTGTGGATACGGTAAAACATTTATGGCTATATGGTTAGCTATTCAAATTAAAAAACGATTTCTAGTTGTAGTTCATAAGGAATTCCTTTTATCTCAATGGAAACGTGAATTAGAATTATGTGTGCCTGGTATTCGATTGGGTATTCTTCAAGGTCCGCTTTGTCAAATTACACCTGAATACGATGGTGTCTTGGTTATGATTCAGTCTCTTTGTAGTGAAGGGCGACAATATAGTTCTGATACTTTCAAGGGATTCGGATTTGCGATATTTGATGAATGCCATCATTTGGGAGCTGAATTCTTTAGTAAATCACTCTTACGTATTCAGTGTAAACATATGCTTGGCCTAAGTGCTACACCTGACCGCACAGATGGTCTAAGTAAGATATTTCTTTGGTTTCTTGGACCAGTTGCATATCAGATTAAAACACGCGATGCGGATGAAACAGTTCGTGTAATAGCATACAGATTCGGGTCTGAAGATGTTACTTTTAAAAAATCACCGGTCAATTACAAAGGAGAGGTTATTCGAGCGCGACTTTTGAATCAGTTGTCTGAATTTAAACCACGTACAAAGTATCTAAGTGAGCGACTCATTGATTTTGTGAAAGAAGGGCGTAAACTCCTGATTCTGAGTGATAGGCGTGAACATCTGGTCGATTTTGAAAAGGAATTTACTAATGCTAGTATTGTGGATGTTGGGTACTATGTTGGTGGTATGAAACAAAGCGCCTTAGATGAATCTGAAAAAAAGGCAGTCATATTAGCAACCTTTGCAATGGCTGCAGAGGCTATGAATATTCCAGCACTAAATACAGTATTATTGGCTACACCAAAGTCTAATATTGAACAATCTGTCGGACGAATCTTACGTCAGAAAAAGGAGGCTAGAACATTTAGTCCGCTTATTCTGGATGTTATAGATTATCAGCACCATGGATGTGTTGGTCAATATAATCGTAGACGCAAGTTTTATAAGACCTGTGGTTATAAGGTTTATGTTTCTGATTTTGGTCAGAAAACGGTTGACTTTAGTAGTTCCTCTAGTGACGAAGATAAAGAGGAGTTACACGATGATGATAAGGTAGAAACCGGATGTTTACTTCAGGATGAAGAGTGAATATATCTGAAAAACTATGGTCCATATCTTACAAAAATTTCATAAGATGATTACCATTTCTTTTTACTGCTAAGGTACTATACTTAACTTAAGTATATGACGTTAAATTATTAGTGTTTAAGCCTTATTTATTTCTTTCATGGCATCACCACATGTTGAACCACATGAGGCGCTATTACTACCATTGGTAGGTACTACAACTTCATATGGAATTTGACCTGGGTTAAGTGTCTGTCCGTGTGCAATATTTGGGAAGAAACTAAATCCGGCACGTGGGGCTGTATAGGCAAGGGGGTGTTCACCACCCTGATATCTCTTGACTTTCTTACTTTTATTAGTTTTCTTAACTTGCTTTTTGTAACCACCCTTTAAAACTGCACCAGGGCTCAATCCAGCAAAGTGAATACCTGATTCTGGGGCTGATACTAACTCGGTTGGTTGGTGAGGATTAATGGGCATAGGTCTTTGAGCCTCACATGGGAAGTGTGAATATGTTGGAGCAACATTAGGGCCATCGCCACCAATTGACGCTGCAGTGTCAACCGTGTAACGGCCTCCTTTTAAACTAAAGCGTTTATAATTTTTTTTTTTATTTTTACTACCGCCCTGCTTGTAAGGACAATTGAATGATTCTGATTTGTAAGGGCATTCACCATACTGGCCTCCGCGCATCATACAACCACATCCGCCAGTTTGACCACGTGTTAAGAAATACTCTCTGCAACTAGAACCACCGACCTTACGATTTTTACGAGTCCGGGATTTGCCACCTGCCATTGGTGTCTGTGCTAATTCAGGATTAGGATTTGACTGAATTGAGCCGGGACGAGTCATAGGGTAGCAATCTGTATAAGCTTTGTACTCAGATAAATAGTACTGCTCATTTGATAATGGAGGACCCTGAGCCCATCCACCACCGTTCTTTCGGTTGCGTCTAGTTTTTAGCGCCATGGGCATCTTCTATTATTGGACAGTGTTTTTATTATTGAACGCATTGAAAGAACAAGGAGAACGATTAACATTCACATCCACAATCTCCCAACGGTCAAAATTTGTATTCCATTCTACACGTACGCGTGTTGTATCTTGACAGTGTGTACGCATAGCCAGACTTAATGCCATCTTCCTTAATACTGCCATACCTAAGGGTTTTGAATCCGATGAATGTAAGCTATAAACATCTGGTCCTGATTCCTTTTTAGCAAGTGCTATTAAGGAACCATCGTTTTCTTGGGGTAAGGAAGGAAAGTAACTATCTAAAACTCCCACCTGTACTACTGGTACTTCCTTTATTGGCTCAATTGGTTTCTGCTCACTTGGCGTGTTGTAATTATTATAGCGTTTCTTTATTGGTTGCTCCTTTTGTGGATAGCTAGATATTACCATCTTTGTTAGACGTCGGTCCTTCCACATTAGGCGTCTGCGACCAGCATCTTCAGGGATAAATTCCCATACATCACCTGGTTCTGATGAAAAACTTTCTAATGGTTGAGGACAACGTGGCTTGATTATTAAACCGCGCTGTAAATTTACATCCTCCGTCCAATCGTTTTCAAACCACGATTTAAGCATAGTCCAACGCTTACTAAAGGGTTGTGTATCTATAATCTGCTGGCCTTCCCATACTAATACGTCTTCTATCCATAACGTTGAATCGGAAACATTCATTGTTGCAGCAAACACCGAACCACCTGAATTATAAATAGCTGGACTATGGCGCATACGTACAATTGCTGTACGTGGGGGTTTGACGACGTCTTGGAACTTTCTATTTTCAGCCTCTTCAATAAAAATAGCTACCTTCAAGGGAGGATAAAAACAAAGATAGCCAGTTCGTGCAGAACCAGGGCGCTTGGCTAACATCAGGGACGCATGCTTTAAAACACCCATCTTTTTTGAATCTAGTTGGGCTGAAAAACGAAATTGGCTTTCTGGCCCTAATGTGTGAGCAGATAACCATCCGAAAAGAGTTTGCTTTACGGATGGGTCGCTGATGACCTCGACCTGGAATGAGCCACCCCATTGTTGTAAACGTATTGGCTGTTGAATAACTGGCTTACTCATATCTATTATCTATTTGTGAGCACTGTTTAAGTATTATTTAAATTTTAAAAATAATTTCAGTTATACCGTCAAATACTTAACTTCTGTATGATAGTAACCATGTCAAACACTTAAGTTAAGTATTTGACTGTAACTTCAAAATGAGACATTGATACTATTTAAGCAAGGTGTCTTCTTTCCAAGCTCTAACAACTTGACCACGTAAGGGTAGGTCAATATTTGCTACCTTGCCCTCAATATCAGAATAACTATCCCGTTGGTAGGCTAAAGTTGGGATACTGATAAACCATCTATCGCGCGCCATTAAAATAGACCAAGCGTTATCAAGATGAAATTGTTTTACATTCGGAGCTTCTTTCATCATCATTTGTACAGCTGTTTCAGTTTGTTCAATTAATCTATTTACATATTCGGCCTTTACAATGTAAGCGTGTGTACAAGAGGTATTTTTAGTTTGAAATAATGTGGGATATGATGTTTTGAGTGGTCCATCGTGGTCTCTGACAAAACCACCCAAAAATATCATATCGTAATTATTAGATTTTATCATATTATTGATATCTATTACTCCAGCATTCCATCTTTCAACGTCTTTTGATTCAAAACCTACATCGTCTTCCAAAATAAGGGTGCGTTTATAACCACGCTCTTGAATCGTCTTAAGGCAAGCTATGTGTGACAGGGAGCAACCCAGAGCGCCCCATTTACGTTTGACAGCACTTAAGCGATGAACCTTACTCATGTCAATATTTATCTGTGATAATTCATTAATTATTTCCTCATTTCTATCTGTTCTTGAATCCAAATTAATATATATAACAGAATCTATGTCTAGTTGTTCTAGATTTGTGTGAAGGTTTGTAAGACTTACGAAACTCTCTTTTAGATTGTCCAAATTTTTATATAATATTGTCGCGACTAATACTGAGAATATAAAAAGACCTATTATAATTAATGAAATGTAATCCTGTTTGGACTTCATTGTGTCTCCCTATCGTCATATATTAAAATTAATTACCATTTCTCTGACAATTAATTTTGAAATAGCTTCTGATGATTCATATCTTAGTTAAGTAGTATGTTGATTGTTAGTAAGCTATGATACGTTAGTAACGTCTCATACCATGTCAAACACTTAAGTTAAGAACACCCTGAAGGGTGTTCTTAACTTAAGTGTTTGACGGTATATTATGAAATTATATTGATGAAAAATAGCTACCTTCTGATGTAGAATCAAATGCAAAAATACCATTCATAAATTCGCCACCATTTTGCGCCATTTCAGCTGAAAATGGCGCCTTTTCTAAATCATCGGGTTTACTTACCTTACTAGCCAAACCTGCTGCAATCTCATTTTCTAAACCCGCAAAATGTGGCTTCGTTCGTTCCATGGAGGCTTCGGGGTGACGAAGATTAGAACCAAACATTGCCACATTATCAGAGTTTTCAAAGGGGTCTAGGGGTGAATGACTTTCTGTCTTTATTGAAACAGGTTCTTGAAGAGGCTCGGGTGCTTTTAGTTCCTCTGGTGTTTGGCCAGGTACTACTGGCATTTCATTTGCTTTTACCATTTCTTCTTCATCATTATTCTCATTAGGGGCTATTGAACCACCACTTTGATTAGTTTCTGGTTCAGGAACATAGGCATGAACTTCATTAGCTTTTTGCAACACAGCTGGAGGGTGATTATTAGCTAAATGTAAATCATGACCATGTTCATCGTGTAAATTGTTATCAAAAGATGCTCTGAATGGTATTTCTACTGGTTTATTAGCAATCGCATTGTTATTGTTTGAATTGAAAACCATCCGAAATATTGAATATATTAAAAATACCAATAATCCTACAAATAAGGCAACTAGGGGAATTGTAAGCATAATCCTCGTTCTATCAAATCTTAAGAAAGGCGAAATACTGATAAATCCGCACCGGGATGAATAACGGTTTTATTCGGAGAAGATAAGAACAGGAAAACCTGGAAAATCAAGTTCAAACTGCTCTAATGATGTAATAATTGGTGCTATAAGTTTCTTTTGTCGAATTGTTTCAGTATTTTGTACCCATATTAAACGTAGCATATTTAACATAGGATGCCATTCAATCGTATGATTCTTCTTTTGTATTGTCTTATAGTTCTCTGTCCATATATCATCTGTGTTTTTATGCGGGTCTGATATTTCATTGTCCAATAGCCACACTTCCATTATACCATGACCTTGTTCGTAGGTTAAATTTATAGATTGACGCGTGCATACTGTCCACGGAGTAGTATTATTTAAATAACCACGTTTATCTAACCACATATAAACACTTCGTGTATTGATTTCCTCCACTGTTTTAAACTCGTCTGGTTCAGATTCTAATATATAGCTTATTTCTGCTTGGATTTTCATTGTAAAATGGCTTAAATTTGAATTCTTTAATTTTAATTAAATACTTAGTAAAGATGTCAAGTTTTATTGTATTAAGTGCTAAAGGCGAAGTAAAGAATTCCGTTCTTACTGATATTAAGGATGGTGTAGAAGAAGCGCTTGGAAAGTTGCTAAAACGGGCTAAGGCTCCAACCTTAATTGGTACATGGTCTTGGCAAAAATATAAGCTGTTTCTATATGGATATAAGGAAGGGCGTTCGGGAACTGAAAATAAGCATGAACTTCATTCACCGTTTGATGAGACTGTCTTATATGGAGATGCATGTGTTGTAGCCAGTTTAGATAAGAACGTTTCCAAGCCAGCGTCTTTCAATAGTGAAATGTATAAGAAATTCTATAATTCAAGGGGGTCTAGTAATTTAGCTGAAGCAGATGGTGAAGAAGGTGATGATGGTGACTTAGATGAGTTAGATGAGGAGGATGATGACGAATTGGATGATGAAGAGGAAGATTATGAAGATGAAGGTATAGATGAAGAAGGTATTCAAGAAGATGAGGGAATTATGGGTGAAGAGGAAGAGGAGGACGTGCGTCCTATGCTTCGAATTAAACCATCATCTGGTTTCAAAAAGATTGCAAAATGGGTGCACTCACCCGAACTTACTCCTGAAGAGTATTTACTATAAAAATATTTCTTATTAGTAAAGTATGTTAAATACGCGTGAATTTGGACCCCTTTTAAAAACTTCAGCCTTTTTATACATCTCTTATCTTACTGTAAAAAAGGTTATCAATATTCCATTAATCTTTTTTATTTTATATGGACTCGGCTCACTTTTATATTTACTTCATTTAATATTTATTGAACATACTCTAAGAAATATTATATCTATAAAGGCTGAAATATATGAATGCTATGTCAATATTTTTGTTTCTTCTGTTGTATTTACTATATTTTTTATTAATAATTAATCAAGATTTTTATTTTTCTTTAAAATGCGGGTTAAAGTTGATTTAATTAGTAATAGTAAATTATTGATTAAATAAATGCAGCATAGAGAAAAGAATAAACATATCATTACGCACTTACTAAAAGACGTACTTAGCGATATTGAACAGAAAGACCTTGAAATTGGTATATTTAATGCTTCTTTAGCCGAAGCAGAACATAGAAAGATTAGACGTAACTGGGAGAATCCTTTCTTTGTGAATCTCTATAATATCATTTCACGTCGTACTATCACCAATCTAAAACCTGATTCTTATATCAAGAATGCACGTCTTCTAGAACGACTGCGTGATGGTGAATTTAAACCACATGATATTGCTTTTATGAACTACGGTGAGCTATTTCCTGAAAATTGGCAGGCCCTTATGGAACAGCGGATGAAGCGTGAAACTAAACTACTGGAGGGTAATACAGAGGGCGCCACAGACCAGTTCAGATGTAACCGGTGTAATAAGCGCAAGTGCACTTATTATGAGATGCAGACCCGTTCAGCTGATGAACCGATGACTATCTTCGTACGTTGTGTAAATTGTGGTAAGCAATGGCGACAGTAAAATTGCGACAAAAGCAATGGCGACAGTAAAATTGCGACAAAAGCAATGGCGACAAAAATTAGTATTGGTTCACTTGCGTCAATATTTATATTTGTATATCTCCGACCTGTTTAGGGTCATGATATTAAAAATTTTTAGTTATAATATTCATGGTCTACCCTATATATCTGAGTCATGGACCGCTGGTTTAGCACATTGGTTTGATAATACTAACTACGACTTTGTTTGTTTACAGGAAGTTTTTACACAAGGACGTATAGACCTTTTAACAACCTCATTGAAAAACAATGGTTACACGATTTTAAAACCTAATGACTTTAATAATACTAGAAATCTACTTAGTTCAGGTTTATTAACAGGGATTAAAACCGACACTTGGTCTATTTTATCAGATAGTTTTGTATTATTTAACGATTCTACAGGAGTTGAATTTATAGCAAATAAAGGGTTTCACTCTATTGAACTAGAGCATAAAGTCAGTAAAGAACGCCTTATTATTATTAATACTCACATGCAATCTGATAATCCAACTAACTTTTTTTCAGGATGCCTTGATACACGACCTATTAGAAAAAAGCAAGCACAACAAATATGCGAATATCTAAAAGATTTTCGAATTAGAAGTTTTTTGATTGGTGATTTAAATTCTGAAACGGAAGCACATGAGGATTTTTTCTATCTAACTGGACCAAAAAGTGGAATTATGAAGCATACCTTTCCTGAAACAGGTGAGGATTTGGACCACGTTGCAATCTTACCTAAATTTTGGTTAGATTTTACTCTACCTGTTGTGAAAGAACTTAGTGTTTTTACACAAATAAACTGGAGCGACCATTGGCCTATATATGTGGTTGTTACCTTGTAATCATAATAAAATGAAAATATAGGAATGTCATATCTGAGCTTGAGGCTTTGCCTTCTTGGACTTTTTATTTTACTTATTATTTGTTACATTATTGCTCAATTTGTTATACCCGATGCTGGACTTAGTGAAAAATATTATGATTACGACTGGTCTTCTAAATGGTCTGATTTAGATTCTAAAGCTCGAAAAGGCGCTGATTGTAAACCTCTATCAACTATTCACAAGAAAATTGGTGGCCTAAGCGCTTGGATTTGGATAGTTCCTGATAGTTGTGAACAGGGCTTGCCTCACACACGAGCTGTTGATGTGATAGCTATTCCTAAAAGTTATCCACACTACCGATTAGCTAGTACATTAGACCACGAAGTTGTTCACTTGTATCAAAGACTTATGCCTGATTCTTGGGCCAAATTTTATAAACTAAAATGGAACTATGAGATTTACAGTGAACCACCTGTTGGCTTGCCAAGAGAATTACTAAATATGAAGCGGGCAAATCCTGATACAGCGATTGCACCATGGTGTTGTTGGGTAAATCGTTATTGGCCAGTACCTGTGTACAAGGATGTCGATGATTTATCGCTAAGTGGTGCTCCTGTAAAATGGTGGGACCAAAATACAAATATAGTTAGTACTACTGCTCCCGATTCATGGGATAATTTTTTTGGTTTAGGTGTTCATCAGGTTGAGCATCCTCATGAGATTAGTGCTGAATTTTTGGCTGGGCCATTAAAGGGTGATTTACCAGAAAATGCCAGTCAAGCTATGAAACTTCTTAAAGACGCATGGTCAATAGATAAAATGTATCCTGATATTTATTAATTTTAGTATAAGACGTTAGGATGAATGGCTATATTGTCAATTCAATAATTTCAAATTCGCAAAATAGTGGAGAAATATCAATCTTATATATAATTGTACCTGTTATACTGGGAGTTGTAATTGACCTTTTCTTTAGCCAAAATATCGGTTCACAATTTTGTACACTCAATAAAACTGAGTATATTTGCGTAATTCATGGATTTCATATCCAACAATGGCAAAGAGAAGCAGTAAGATTTATATTTCAGCTTGGTTTAATTATGTGCGCCTTTATGTTATTACACAAAATCAATTCTGCTCTTATTACACCGATATTTTCGTCGTTATTTGGATTATCTGGATTAATTATGTTCTTTATAGTTCAACCCGACCTTTTTTCCGATTTCCGGCGATTTTTTAACGGATTGATTTTTTCAATAAAACACAATTAATATTTTACATATATATTAATTAGGAGAACATCATGGTTAATTTAGGTGAAGGCGACCGTTATGCTCCTATTGCTCCTGGACCAATCGATTCGTGTCGGCGTAGACAACATCCTATTATAATTAAACGAGTTCAAACAACTCTTCCAATCAAACATAAATTAACCTGTAACACACAAGTTTATGTAGTACATCCTATACACGAAATCTTAAAAATAACACTCCGTAAATAGAATTAAAAATTATTGTCAAATACGTTCTAATTGGATGTATTTAATATGGTTATTATCATTCCAAAGCTATACCCTAATTGGGTATAACTTCGGTATGAGATGTTATAATTTAATTTCTAAAATTAATATAAGGAGGACTATGTCCTACAGTATTAATAATTTTTTTAAGGATGTTAACCAAGACTGGTTAAATAATCACAAAATTCCCAGTAATAATACATCTATAAGTTATTTTGATTTGATTGAAAAAAACATAGACAATGACTTACTTAAAATTATTGAAAACGAATATAAAAAAGATAATAGTTTCGGCAAATTTATACAGAGTTTTTATAAAGGAAGAGACAACGATATTAACGTATTACAGGTTTTTGTTGAGTCAATGAGTAATTTTTCAACGTATGACGGTTTATACAAATCGATAGGTTTGCTTAACTTATATAATTTAGAGGCACCTATTATAATTGGAGTTGAGCTTGATTGTAAGGATACCAAACATTACACAATTGATATAATGGAACCTGGAACAGGAATACAAAAACAGGACTATTTAGATAAAAAGAGTGAAATTTATAAAAAATATAAGAATTATTTACAAAAATTCGGTGAGCTAATTCACTTACCAGAAATTTCAACTCAATTTCTTAACTTGGAAAGTATAATTACAAAGACATATCCAGACCCACAGGGGGATATTGAATTAGAAAGCATGTATAACCCATTGACCTTTCAAAATCTATGTGAGCAATTTAAGCACATTAATTTTAAAGCGATTTTAGATGCCTGTCAAATACCTACACATATACAGAAAAGTACTATTTACACTGTTAAAAATATTGCTTATATAAAATTAATCGATACATTTTTAAAAACGCGCTCTTTAGATTTTTGGAAAATGTGGATAAAATCGTGTATCTATACAAGCTTACATGAGTTTTTACCAGCGGAATTCCGTAATTGCTATTTCGATTTTTATCATAGATATTTAAATGGACAATCGCATGAATCTAATCTGGATAATCAAGCTCTTTCTATTTGTAAGGACTTAACATTTGATAATTTGGGGAAATTATACGTTGAAACTAATTCAACTAAATTTAAAGGAATTAAAGATGGTGCCACGGAAATTATTCACAAAGTCAAAGATGTAGCACATAAGCGAATTATGAAATTAACATGGTTATCTGAGAGTAGTCGAAACATTGCCTGTAGAAAATTGGATAAAATGACACTTAAGGTAGCATATCCAGACAGTTGGTTTGACATTTTTAAAGGCGTAAATATAGATAAAGACCAATTTTTATTAAATATTCTAGTCTTAATGAAAAACCAGTCAATTTACGAATTTAATAAATTGATTGAACAAAAGAAGGACAATTATTGGGAATCATCTTGTTTTGACGTTAATGCCTATTATTATACAGAATTAAATGAATTCTGTATTCCTATTGGATTTCTTTTCCCACCTTTTTATGGTGAAGATATGAGTTATATTCAAATTATTGCAGGGTTGGGTAATATAGTAGGTCATGAAATTTCCCATGGTTTTGATAAGAATGGACGCAAATTTGACGAATTTGGTAATAATTATCCCTGGTGGACAAGTATGGATGTGGAATTATATAAGATAAAGACACAAAAAATTGTTGACCTTTTTTGTACGGATTATAACGGACTTCAGGTAAATGGGGTGCTAACTTTGGATGAGAATTTGGCAGATTTCGGAGCTTTGGCTATTTGTCTTGATGTGATACACACGGATTGGATTAAAAACCCTATATCTAAAAAAGAACAGAAGGCCCAACTGCGTGAGTTTTTTATATGGTATTCAAAAACCTGGGCCTACAAGGCAACGCAGGCCAAACAAAAATCAGCTATTAAAACAAATGTTCACGCACCAGCTGAATTGCGTGTTAATGCACTTTTACCTCATTTTGACGAATTTTATGACGCCTTTGATTTTGATGAAAGTTATGAAGGGTTTATACCTAAGGCAGAGCGAATTGATGTATGGGGTTAACGTGTCATACCAAAGTTAATCAAAGATGATTAAGTCGTTAAGCCTCCAATATTCATAATCTCCGTCGGGAAGAGGACGCTTGATAAGATAAGGTAACTTACGCTCCTTTAGTTCCATTTTGGCAATCGTATAAACATCTGAGACAATATCTGGAACTGCAATAAAGGGCTTATTACCCTGTGCTAACTGCGATGCACGAAAACTTAGAACCTTTGTCTTTTCAAATTGATTCAAGAAGGGATACGAAACCGCCTTCGTCGGGTCTCTTACGAGCTTTGCTTTAATAGTTTCAACATAATCAACCCAAATTTCAGGATGATGATTAAGTAGAATCTGAGTTTCGGATGATGGCTTGGGTCCCATACCTATAACCACTTCATCAACGGTATCCTCATTAAAATCATCACCATCTACACCGACATCGTCTACATCATCATAATCAGGCTCTTCATAATCAGCCATTATTGTACTTACTTTCTGCTAAGTTCTTTTTCTTTATACCATGGTCAAATTTTGTAGTCTTTTCGGGAATAAGTGGCCTTTGGTTTATGTCTCCGAAACATTTATCGTTAAATACTCAAGTTAAGAATACACTATTTTGTGTGTTCTTAACTTCGATGTAATACGTTATGCGTATTTTTATATTATTAAAATAGAGTATATAGATTAGCGTCCTTAATAAGATTCTTGGGTTAAATTAGGGATGGTGCTTGATTTAAGACTATATGGATTCACAAACTGTATTATATCTAAAACACTAGAGGATTTAAGTCAAAAATTACCATCCTGGAACGTATTACCTTTGACTAAGACCAAATTGGTTGGGGGTAAGACAATTGAGCATTTTCTAAAGCCACTTGAAGATGCCTCAGGAGTCCAATTCTTGCCATCTTACGAATGGGGTAAAAAATTGGATGAAGGAACCTATGGTAAAATATATCAAGCTTATCGCAAAATATACAGTAAAATTACAGATGAAAATACTGGAGTCTTACATTTTAAATGCGTTCAAGATTCTAGAGAAAATATTGTAATTAAGGAATCATTGGTAAGTCTTACTCCAGCTGAAGAAAATTTACCATATATTGCTAAAAAGCGTGTAATTGAAAATGAGATTGATACCTTGATGCATGAGGCTACTGTTTTAACATTAGCCTATATGGCCGTAAAAAAAGCAAATATGGAATATGCCGTACCACGTGTCTATGAAATATTCCTACATTATAAACCTAACTCAACAAGCATTACAGGAGTCAATTCACTTTGTATTTCAATGGAATACATAAAAGGTGATACCTTATTAAAGTTTATGACAAATAATTTTAAGCGTTCTACTAAGGAAGCAAATAGTACGCTTTTTATTGAGTGTGTAAAACAATTGGCACTTATTTTACAAGTTTTACAACAAGAATTACGTATGAATCATAGAGACATTAAAATTAACAATGTTTTGATTCGAAACACCAATATTAAAAACCCCATTTTAGTTTTAATCGACTACGGTTTTGCATGTATAGCTAATGGTGTACAAGAACCGCAGGCAGAAATGACGAATATTGAGGCGGGGGCGTATTTTGGATCAAAATACGCCTGCTTCAAACATGGACGTGATTTAGCACAATTTTTTTATTCTGTTCACTGTCATTTCCCATTTGAAGACTATTTAACTTGCGATGTAATCCAACTAGTCAAGCCCTGGATGCAAATTGTATATAAATATGGTGTAGCAGATTTGTTAAATGGTGTCACAAATACAGGTTATCATTCTGAAACTAAAATACCCAATTTGGTCTATGATGAAGGAATTTATCTGTTTTTGCGACGACCAGAGGTTGACCCTCTACAGTGTTCGCCTACAAACATTTTAAAAGATATTGAAACATTCAGAAACAAAGCCTAAAAGAATTTTAGGGAATCAATCTTATGAATTGCAGGTTCTATGACAACAGGCATGGTGATGACGAAGGCGATAAAACGAATACAGGTTGATATTAAAAATGTGATGGGTGATGATATGAAAAAACAAGGAATTTATTATAATTACGATGAAGCGGATATTACGAAGGGAACAGCTATGATTCTTGGTCCTAGAGATACACCCTATGAAGGCGGATTCTATTTTTTCGATGTTAAATTTCCGAATGACTATCCATTTAGTCCACCTGCGATGACAACGCTTACCCAAGACGGTCTTACACGATTCAACCCTAACATGTATCGTGAAGGCAAGGTCTGTCTATCTCTTCTAAATACATGGCACGTGGGAGAACGATGGTCAGGCGTACAGACCTTGAGTAGTATTTTATTAAGTATTGTCTCATCCGTATTAATTGATAAACCCTTACAAAATGAGCCAGGTTTTGAAACAAAACTTGGCACACCCCTTTCAGATATTTACAACAGAATGATATTACATGCTAATCTTAAAACCGCTTTTTTACACATGATTAAGAACCCACCAGAGTTTGCAATACCATTTTTTGACATAATGTATGACGCTTTTCATAAACATAAACAACGTATGAACGATTTAGCGGTTTCCATGATAGATTACGATAACAAGACCGAACATATGGATTTTTTTCGTATGACGGTGACCTACCAATTTTCAACTATTGGTGATAATATATACGAATGTGTACCGCGGTTTCCTGTTGGAAATAGTTTTGAATGAACTCCCCCCTTTCTAGGTAAAATAGCCGGTGGGTTTTGTTTGTTGTGTGTAAATTACATGTCGTATATCATGTAATTTACACAATTTGATTAAAAATTGACCCGGTTTGTTTCCCGGCGTCTAAGTAAACAAAAATGCCTCCAATGACTCCAAAGCCTGTTCAGGACGTATTGCGCGACTATCTACTGCGTAATCGTGTGACTGGACCAGAATGGAATATTACTGGAATGGGTGGTCGTGGCAAGGATACTGATTATGATTCTCTTCTTGATGCCGGTAAGTATAATATTCCTGACAAGGACTACGATGAGAACTTTATTAAGCGTGTTCATGACACTATCTTTGATAATGGTCTGGGGTGTGCATTGCTAGAGCGTCATCTACCTAATGGAGGACCCATTCTGATTGACCTTGACTTCAAGTATAGTGCAGGTGGAGCTCTTCAGCGCCGATTTGACGATGACATGATTCGGAAGTTTGTTCTGAGTTATATTGCTGCCCTTTTCCGATTCTTTGATATGTCTACGCTGAAGAAGGACCTACGCTTCTTTGTTCTGATGAAGCCTGGTCCAGAATCGGCCATTAAGGAGCGGGAGCCGATTCACAAAGATGGAATTCACATTCATTGTCCAGATTTGACTCTGACTCCGATTCAGCAATACACGTTGCGTGGTTATGTACTTCAGGAGAATCTAATTCAGACTATCTTTGATGATTCTGGATTTAAGAATCCAGAGTATGATGTCTTTGATGTAGCTGTCATTCATCGCAATAACTGGTTTCTATACGGTGCAACGAAGCCGAACAAGTCATGGTATCAGCTTCAGGATGTGTATCGTGTATCTTCTGATATTGATGTTAGTAATCTGGGCGAGGATGCGCGATTTAACGCACTCAATGATAATATTGAGGAAGAGGATATTAGCGAATATACGACTCTGGAGCTCTCTAAGCTTCTTAGTATCCGTCTTGGTCATGAAACTCTGACACCTCTTACAATTCTTAAGGACCGCAAGACGGAGTGGGAGGCAATTGGCAAGATGTGGGGTTCAGGTAAGGCGACTGCTCAGATTATTGATAACAAGATTTATTCGCCTGGTATGGATGGTGGCGTCGGTCCGACCAACGATATGAATACGCTGAGTCTGGGTGCTGAGTCACAGCCTGCACACCAATATAATGATTTTGAGATTGTAGAGGGTTACACGCAGGAAGACATTGAACAGGCATGGGAACTGCTAGAAAAGTGTCTGAGTCCTAGCAAGCGGGCCAAGGACTTTGGTAGTTGGATTGACCTGGGCTTGTGTCTATTTAATATTTCGGAGGATGAGGCCACGATGAACAAGTGGGCTACCTTCAGTCGTCGTGTAGATGGATATGAAAATACTGGTATTGAGGTCTATAGTAAGACTTGGCGGTCTTTTCAGAATAAGGATGCTGCCAAGAAGATTCGGATGGGTACCCTTCACTTTTGGGCCATGGAGGATAACAATCAGAAGTACAAGGATATTACCGAAAAGACTGCTATTGGTTGGGTCTTGAACTATCCTGATGCAACTCACGTGAAGGTTTCAGAGCTTATTAAGCGCTTGTATCGTTATGAGTTCTGTTGTACAATGACTGGACGTAAGGACCTGTCCTACTTCCAGTATAGTGGTAATTTCTGGAAGAAGCTCAAGTCAAATAATGAGCTACGGAAGAGACTTACGGAGCGGGTTGTTCGTATTTACCTGCTAGCCAATGCAGAGGCCGCACGGCTGGCGGCGCTAAACGCAGGAGGTATTGGTGAACTAAGTAAGGTTAAGCAGGAGGAAAATAAGGACAAGATTGACAAAATGCAGGAGAAGCAGAAGATTCTGTTCAAGTCGTGTAATCTACTAGAGGGTGCTCCCTTTAAGGATAATGTTATGAAGGAGTGCAATGAGAAGTTCTACGATGAGAGTTTTACGGACCAGCTCAATCAGAAGAAGGATATCTTTGCCTGTGGTAATTGTGTGATTGAGCTTCGTCATTATCCTGGTGGCGATATTGTTGCGGGAGCTAAGCCACGCGTAATTGCTCGAAAGGGGCGACCTGATGATTATATCTCGTTCGTGATGGGTCGTGAGAACGAACTTGAGCCTATTGTAATGGATTATGACCCTAAGACAGGTGAGCTTATGCCCTTTGACCCTGAGACAAGTGAGCAGAAGGAGTTTGCTAATTTCTTTGAAAAGGTGTTTCCTAATAAGGACCTACGCGAGTATGTACTGACACTTATGTCAGCCTGTCTGGAGGGTGAGAATAGGGAGCAAAAGTTCTACATTATGACGGGTGGTGGTGGTAACGGTAAGTCGGTGCTTATTAACCTTATGCGTTTCGTTCTTGGCGAATATCAGACTTCACTCAATACGGCCGCACTAACACGCCGGCGTCCTGAGTCAGGTGCTGCAAATCCTGATATTATTACCCTGAAGAGCAAGCGGTTCATTTATATGCAGGAGCCTGATGAGGGTGAGAAGCTTAATACAGCACGCATTAAGCAATTCACAGGTGGTGATGTTGTAGAGGCGCGCGGTCTCTTTGCTGACCAGGAGAAGTTTAAAATCATGGGACGCATTTTCTTCTCAACAAATGAGCTACCGCCTGTGAGTTCGATGGATGGAGGTACATGGCGTCGTATTGAGGTTATTCCCTTCGTATCTGCTTTCAAGGAGAAGGGTCATCCTGAGATTGACCCGTCGCGCCATGTATATGAGAAGGATATCAATCTAGAGGATAAGTTCAAACAGTCAAATATGCGGGCTGCCTTTCTACGCCTCTTGCTACACTATTGGGAAACTAAGTACGTGATTCATGGACTATCACGTGCTCCTGAATGCGTTCTTGAGGCTATTAATCGGTACAAGTCAGATAACGATTCGTTTATCTCCTTTGCAAATGAGACCTTTGTACGGGAAGTTGGGGCAGAGGCCAAGCTTTCGGATGTTATCTTTGCTTATAAGCGCTGGATTTCGACTCAGCCTGGTCGCAAGCAACTTAAGAAGAATGAGATTACTGAGCGCATGGCTAAGCAGTTTAAGACTAATGATGGTGGAAAGACATTTACGGGAATTCGTGTCATTCTGGAGGGAGAGGATATTAGTGGAAACTTTATTCCTGGCCAGGGGTTTGCCTAAGGCTACCTTTGGTTTGCCTAAGGCTACCTTTGGTTTAAATAGACCTATTAAAATATTAATATAAAAATATAATTTTTCAATTAATGTTTTCTAGTCTTGTTCTTATTGACCTTGCGTCTTTTGGTTCCACCTGATAATTTATATCCAGTATTTCCTGGTATACAAGCTAATTTTTCGATACTGTTTATTTCATCAGCTTCACTTATTCCAACTCAGTAGTGGCGTAACTAATTTTTATTTATACAAAATTTTTTAATAGGAGATGAGTAAATATACACAAAATTATAATAGAAGACAACCATATCATAGTTTGAGTATTTGAATCCCCTATTTTTGAACCCAATGAGTGTATTATGTAGTATGATACAGGAAAAATAAAAATTAAAAAGCAAACCCAAAATAAAAGAAATATTCTATCATCCAAAGAATTAAAACCTAATATACCTTCTACAGATTCATGCGGATTGGCTTCTAGGAAACGACGGCGATTTATACTGGCTTTTTCTTTAAATTTGAGATTTTCATTTTCTAAATCCTTTAATTTTTTTGATAAATCCTGCTTGTATTTTTGTGCTAAAGTATATGAAGGACTGTTGGCTAAAGTTTGAATTTCTGAATAAGTTGTTTCATATAATTTCTTTTCGTAATTAAATCTAGACTCAACACCATTTGTATAAGCTGTTGCCTCTTTTATACCATCATCTGTTTTACGGTTGACTGCGCCCAGTGGGTCAAGATTATCATATGCTGCCTGTTTTGATTTTACGTCTGCCTTAGCCATATTTAGTTCAACCCGCATTTGTTCTCGTTGAACATCAATACTTGGTGGTGGAGGCGGTGGCGGTGGCATAACAATACTTTTTTGAACTACTTGAGCAACCGATTGATGATTACCCATCTCTCCTATGATTTAAATATACTCTTTTATACCAAATTTGTATAATTTGGTATAAAAGTATTAACCACTCTTATTATTACATATAAGGCAACACTAGATTATTGAGAGCAACATTTGTAGAACCTGGTGGTGTTGTACTACTTGGACAGTGGGGTACATCATCTTGAGCAAAATCAATTCCATTAGTCTCGGCATTTATATTACCGGATTGTAAATATGAGATTGTTTCAGCTTCTAACTGGTCGTCAATTCTATTCATATGGTCGGAACCAAGAGCGGCTGTACCAGGCTTATCCTTGTCAAAGAATGATGATACGCAAGGGCCACTGCCTGTTTTAGCCGGGCAAGCAATCTTAGTTTCATTTGGCTTAAATGGGTCGTCATGGCAACCACACTTGACTTCGGGCTTGTAGATTGGCTTGGGGAATCTGCGTTTATACCACCACCGGGAGTCACGGTATGTGTTAGTAAAGGCATAACGATATAGTCCAACGCCTCCTACAATAAGTAAAAGTACGAATGTTAAAAGTCCTGCAAAACCGCTTGTAATGTAACCAGTTCGTTGAAAATAGTAAACAATACTCATTGTCAACATAGACATAAAGAAAATCTGTAAGAAAAATAATGTTTCTAGCTTATCCTGGTAATACCAATTGTTAATTTCAACCTGTCTACGTGTTACATCTGTATTATAATCTTGAGCACTTATGGCTGTGTTAACATTTGCAAGTTTATCATTCTCAAAATTTAGTACATCATTATTTCTTATTTTATAGTATGCAGCATTATGCGTCATATCGAAATGACGACCTAACTCCATGTATTGCTTCGCGAAACTAGAATCTTTGCTATTTAGCGCATCTGCCTGAATACCGGCAATCTTATCTGTTACCATGGCAGCATAGGCTGCCGGGTCTTGATAATCACCAAAATAGTTATCAGCCTGCTCTAAATCCTGGATTGCTGCAGCTTGTTGCGTTGATGCCATCTTTATTGCTCTAATTAGAGAGATTATTATAAAGATTTATAAGTTCATCAATACTATAAATAATACTGATTAACGATTATAAAAATATAGGCTCTTGTCGCTTTTATAGCAATAGTCCGGGGTATTTTTGTATGTATTGATTTTAATCGTATAATTTGATAAAACTTAAGTATCTAATTCTATGAATAATATACTTAAATAATAATTTTTTATGATTTAAAATTACTTAGATATGCGCCAGATAGCATATATTCCGCCAATTGCAAACGCATTCATGATAGTAAATAAGGCAATCTGATTCATTACATTTTCGTTTTTCTCTTTTGTGTAAATCATCATCTGGTTCTGTGTTTCAATGATAGCATCCTTTGAATTTAAAAGAGCATATTGTGTTTGAATAGTATCAGATGTTGAAGCGATTTGGGAATTTAATGTCAATATGGTTGGCTGAAGGTCATTTGTTAAGCTCTTAATACGAGTCGAATTTAACAATTCTAAAATTTGTAGGATAGAATTGAGTTTAACGTTAAGTGACTCGGCCTTCGGTAAATATACCGTTTGGGCTTTTACATTATCGGCACCAACTGTTGATACTGCCTTGGTAAGAAACTTATTCAATGCGTCTTTATAGCGTTGCTCGTAAAAACAATATTCATTCTGTACTTTCATCAAGAAGGCTGCGTCCGCAGTATTTTGACCATCAATATCAATCTGTCCTGTTCCGGGGTTAATCATTGGATACCGAGGAATAGCTGGTGGACTAGCCTGCTGAAGGGTAATGATGTAAGATGTAAGAGCTGCTACGTTTAATTTCTTAGTAGTTGGATCTGGAGCAAAATTAGCGTCTATTACAGCGATTCCGTTCGGAAAAGTAGCTGATAAATCTGAGTCTGAAAATGACCCTATATGTGCGGGGCAAACATTTGGAACTGACATCTGTTCTTCTCTCTGATATAGTAGGCGTTCTTTTATGTATAAAAAATATAAAACTGTTTAATATTTTTTATTTAATATTTAATATACTAGTATCTTATATTTGTTCTTTTTATAGGAGGAGTGTGTTTAGATTCGCTTTTTAAAAATAAAAGGTCGGGATATGGTATAAAATGCGAAATCTGAATTCCACCGGCAATTAATCCAATAATTCCCATCAGAAATGATACAAACATTAAGGCAGATTGATTTGAAGATTGTATAGGCCCATATCCAAAAACAGAGGAATGGAAATTGCTATTGTAACGTTTGTATAAATCCTTTGCTTGCTCATTTCTTAATTCACTCTTCTTTCTGAAATCCTCATTTTCCTTTGTTAAACTTTTTATTTTTTCCTCCTTTTCGTTAGTTTCTTGTATCATCTCATTGCTATTGTTTTTATTTAGATTATCTAAAATTGCTTCTAATTTCTTTCTTTCATCAGCAACTGCTTTGATTGTTACTTCAATCGCATTTTTATCATTTTGTGCTTCATGTTCATCGCTCTCCTGACCATACAATTTAAAACCGATAATGTGTTGTTTTACACGATTTATCTGATTCGTAAAATTATCAGTTGAAAAATTAATAGATGCTTTTGATTTATCTAATTCATTCTTATTAACAATATTGTTAAAACTGCTTGATAAACGGTCATCAATAGTAGACGCAATACCACCACGCCAAAACGCATGATTGAAATATGGGTGGCACAATTTATCGATTGATTGACTCATATTCACATCGTCATTAACTACTGGGTTCTGCTTTGCTGAATTTAATACAGTTTGATTTAAAAAACAAGAATCATAATTTAATATTTTACCTGTGTCAACTAGGTTTTTTACCATGTTGCTCATAATTCCCTGATATATATTGTTAAATTAAATAGCACAGATTCTATACATCTTATAGTCACCAGTCGTAGGTGAAGGGCGAATAATTTCAATAATATCATCTGGAACCGCACCTAAGATACGAGTCATCATATCTACGTGAAATTTCATTATAGGTAGATTCTTCTTATTCTTAACACGTAGTAGGTTCTTGTCGCTTGGCTCTACATCATGGCCACCGGTTGCATTATGAAGAGGAAGGGGTTCAGAAGCCGGGATTTTGCGGAATTTTGGCTGAAGAATATGATATCTGGGATTTGCGATAAGTTGTTTAATTGTATAAAAGTACATACGCCGCTTGTTTGTCTGCCATTGCTTAATGGCCATAGCATGAAATGCATCGTGAACAGGTTCATTTAGAATTACAATTGCCTGGTCTGTATCCTTATCAGCTGCATTTTCACCATTTGTTTCAATATCCCACAGCTCTTCTACGCGACGCTCAAGTGACATTTTAACCTTTTCGAAAATCCAGTAGAAGACTTGGGCTCGTTGTGTAGGTGCCTCAGCACCAGAACGCTGGCTTACACGAATGCGGAGTGGATTTGGTCCTCCCATGGCCATACTAATAATATCGGTTGGGGACTGACTGACATACGGCTTCGTATCATAGCCCTGGTCCTCCATAATTTCTAGAATTACGGGTCTGGTGCGTGCAACTAGGTCAAAGAGCTCTTCAGTCTCCATTGTTTATATCTGCTCTAATCTAGGTTTATGTTCTCAATTTTAAGCGACGTTTTATCCATAAATTTTGACCCTTTGTGCCAAAATTTATGAATCTATTTTATTTGGTAAAATTACTCTAGTTTGACTACACGGATTTCTGAGTTTTCAAAGATGACGTTATTTTTTGAACCACCCTGTTGTACTGTTTGTAGAACTTCAGATACTAGATTTGTTGATACTGTATCTGTTTGTGTGGTTGGAGCTTGATTTATAATGGCTTGATTTGGTGCTACTAAATTTACCTCTTTTGGTAAAATAGGTGGACTTACGTAAGGATTGGCGACTACATATGGCTCCGTAGCCATAGATGGCATACTAAAAGTAGCCTGGTTAATGTCTGTACCCAGGGTATCTGCAATTGGTGCAGGATAGGAAATATCATTTGTAAGCTCTAATGAGCCACCTGATTGATTAAAGGCATTTTTTATCTTCTCATCATGATGTTGTTGTGGTGCATTTGGTGTCGCTACACTTGACCATATTTCCTCAATATCATGTTTTATAGGAACTGGGTCTTTACCAAGTGATTCAATTGGGGCAGGATTTAGCGATTGACCACCCATCTGTGGTGAAGGCCAAACTTCTTCAATGTTATGCTTTACGGGAATAGGGTCTTTGCCTAATGAATCGACAGGGGCTTGGCCTAGCATAGCATGACCTCCCTTTTGTAATACCATATCAGAACGTAATTTAAAATCAGGAGCTTCTGTTGGTACCGATATGACTGGGTCGGCCTTTGTCGATACTTCTGCAACTGTACTATCAAATAATGGTGGTGCTTGTGGTCCCTGATTTATTTGACCATCAGCGTATTGAATACCTGTAGAAGGTGGACAGGCTAAAGAATCATAGGGTGCTGAACCACCTATTTTAGCCATAGATTTTATTGAATCATATGATTGGGGCGCCTTTTCGATTTCTGATACGCTAAGTGGTGGACTTACTAGTGGATTCGCTATAACATAAGGTTCTTTATCCATTGCGTCCATATATGAAGCTGAGCCACCAACCGCTTCGTGAGCTTCTTGTTTGGGAGCTCCTTCGGGCATTTGAGCTATTTCTTCCAACGTAGGAAAATGAGTTTCTTCAGGTAGCTCTATGGTAGTTTTAAGTGTATTCATGTAACTCTTCGGGTTCGGTGGTTGATAGTCACCACCCTTCTGTCCTTCAATTGCTTCTTCTGCTTCTTCTGCTTCCTCTTCTCCTTCTGCTTCTTTTTCTGATGATTTGGACCAATGTAGCATTGAATCACGAAGTCTACCCACTGATTTTTCAGTAATAAAGCGTAAACCTGTACCTGTATATGTTGTGACTTCCTGGTCTAAGAGTTTGAGTGCATACGGCATTTCGACCTTAGAAAAGGTTACACGCGAACGTCTTAGGGGCTGGATAAGTGCGATTGTATCTTCTGTTGTACCACTAAATTGAACCGGTCCATCGCACATGGGGCAGACAAACAGACCTTCTTTTTCGTTGTAAATAGGCACAGTTCCACAACCATTACATATCCAGAAGTTTGTACCATCTGAGCGCTTCATCATAGACTCCTGTAAGAACAATGACACACCGTGGGCTGAAACTGCATCACGTTCCATCTCACCTATACGCATACCGCCCTCATTTCCACGACCACCCGTTGGCTGATGTGTGCGTATTTCACGACGACCTTCACCACGTGAGTTTATCTTATCACTGGTCAAGTGCTTCATGCGCATAAAATACAACGGACCCATAAATACTGAGCATTGGAGTTGTTTACCAGTAGTTCCGCAATACATAATATTTTCTGAATGAGGATGCATACCTAGTTCCATAAGTGAATCGCCCACTATCTTCACAATGTTTTCTCTGTTAAAGAAGGAAGTTCCATTACACTTAGCCGCAACTTCAGCACCCATACGTCCAAAAAGACATTCTATCAGTTGAGCAACTGTCATACGACTGGTTAAACCGTGAGGATTCACAATAACATCAGGTATAATACCCTCAGCAGTATGAGGCATATTTTCGGCCGGAATTATCATACCCATGGTACCTTTTTGTCCGTGTCTTGAACCGAATTTATCACCTAGTTCAGGAATACGTTCTTGTAAAATTCTGATACGAACTAAACGAAGTCCATTAGCCTGATGTAAAACGACTACTGATTCCACGCGTCCCTTAGTAAATACAGTGGGTACTATTGAAGCATCCTTGATAGTACGTGTCTCAGGATTCTCCAAATATCTACCCACAAGAACTGTATGGTCTTCAATATACTCACCTTCTCTGATAATTCCACTTTCATCAAGCTTACTGTAATCAAAACCTGGCTTTAAATTGGACCATGCTGTAATAATTTTGGGATGAGCAATCTTGTATTCGACCTTGGAAATAGGGTCAATCTCTTCTAAGGCTTCATAAGAACGGAAGGCTAATGAGCGAAACATACCGCGCTCTACTGAGGATTTGTTAAACAAGATACCGTCATCCTGATTATATCCGTCTGTAGAGCACATAGCCACTGTACAATTAAATCCATAGGGTACGCGACCCTTACCAACGTGGTCAAAGACCAAGGTGCGGACAAGCGGTGCCTCACCATAGCATAACTGTGAACCATATGTATCATAGCGTTGTAAGTAATTATTAGCATAATAGCCTATACCTTGCTTTGATTGCGAACAACTTAGCTGATTGCGCGGACTTTGATTGTGATTGGCAAAGGGAATCAGGGAAACCATCAAACCCAACATTGTGGATGGGTGAATTTCAATATGGGTATTTTCTTTTGAAAGGTCGGTCGCACCCCACCATGAAATAAAGGCCTCATTTGATTCGTAAGGGTCAACATATTCAATTGAGCCGGCATACGGAGATAAGTGTGTAATATAATCCTCCAAACTGGCGTTTGGATTGTCAGCTAAGGGGTCGATAAAATCAACATCAGCTATCTTTCTGCCTTTAGTTAGCTCTAATGAGCCCAAAACTAAATCACGCCAGCTGGGTATAAAATCAGGGTTCTTCTGGATGTGGGTAGCCATCTTTGGCCAGGTACCGTCTAAGTCTAAATGCCACAAAGGTCTAACTGGGCGCCCCTCATCAATATATAGACTTATTTCACGCTCCATACTATTGAAGCTGACAGATGTAAGCGGAGCCAAACAGGCGGTCCATTTAAGAAGCTTCAATACATGTGTTAAAATCACTGGTTGTACTGTAAAACCCACTACACCTCCGTTAATTTTAACACGTGTTCCCGTAGCTTTTACAATACTGTTAGCTGTATCAATACGAATCATCTGACCACGATTGATTAACCATGATAAAATAGGTTGAATAGGTTGAGCTAATGAAACATAGGTTAACATACTGTAGTTTTTGGTTACACCAATATGCGCGCCTGTCGGTGTTTCATTTGTGCAGAAATAACCGATTTGACTTGGGTGAAGATGGCGGGGTCCCTTCTGCTTCATACTTGTATCAAAGTCCAAAAGAATTCTGCGACAATGTGACATAGCATCATAGTATGAAATACGACCGACTGGTTGTAAAACACCCGTTTTAGTGTTTTGACTGGTTGTACCCCAGCGACCACGGAAACCCTTCATTATGCCTGTATTCAGTACTTCGACATTCAATATGTTAGTAATATTACCTGGAGCGAAAATGTCCTGGAATTTTTCACCTTCATAAATTGTTTTATTATAATTATAAGTTTGGTCTATTGTTAAACGAATTGTTTTTACCCAATCCTTCCAAACCTCGGCAAATAAATCACGCAAAAGTGTGCCCGTTGTTAATAGACGCTGAGTACGGATATCATCGCGGTCTGTGTTTGAAATGAGTTTTGCGTTTGATTTTATCATCTTATTCACAATATCAGCCAAATAATAGGCCCGCGCTAAAGGCATATTTGGCACGTGGCTGAAAAGATAATTACGCAAGATGTCTAATACGGATGCTATGGAACCCTGGTGAGTTAATGTACTTATAAAACTAATGGCCATTGCCTGCGTAGTGATAGGCCATGCATCTTCAATACTTGGGATGAGAATGTCTTCATAAAGTTTTGTAAAATCTGAATCTTTATCTGGGAAAATCATACGAACTATATCATGGTCTGATTCCACACCTAGTGCTCTAAAAAGTACAAATACAGGTACTTGACCGCGAACAGACGGAATACTGACACGTAATATATTTGTATCCCTACTCAAATATACAGCACATCTGCGATTTATCTTTGTTTCAGGATTCTGACTTACAACCGTAGCATACACGGAGGTTTCAAGGTCTGTTGGTGCTTTGCGTGCTACATACAATGAATTGAAGGCCTGTTCTTGACGTGTAATAAGAAGCTTTTCGGCACCGTCAATAATAAAATATCCTCCGTGCTCTAAGGGTGACTCACCCTTTTGAACCATTGAATCTTCACTTGAATCTTGACCCAAACTACACAATTTAGAGCGAAGTAAAATTGGTAGACGTAATAGGGGATAATTCGTGTAATTAACTTTTGTTTCAAATGATTTAAATTCACTTCCCTCTTTTATAGTTCTTGTAATAACTATATCAATATTCATACGAATTTGTGAACTATAGCTTAAACCACGAAGACGCGCCTCATTGGGAAACATGCGACGGACCGTTTTGCCGGCATCTAAAGTTATAATCGGTGCTCCTATTTCAATCTTAAGGTCACTGGCCTTGTCAACCTTGCCACCGATATAGATTTCAACCTTGTAATTGTATATTCCTTGCTCTGGTGCCAAGGGGTCCTTAAAAATTGTGATTGGATTCATTCCATGAATCAACTGGGGCATCTCATTAAAAACAAAATGCTCATAAGAATCAATATGGTGACGTGTCAAAAATAGTGGCGTCTGTTCATAATACGCATTTAGAATTCTAAATGGTAAATCTGTTACCGCTGTGTTTGCCATCCACTACCCATTAGTAGAAAAACATTTTAGAACTTAACCGGGAACTAACGTCTCATACCAAAATTCAATATTTCAATTTATGGCGCAAGTAACTTTGATTTAATAGTCACTATTACAAACATGGTATAAGTTTATTAAGAATATTATATTCAATAATTTTCTTAATATTTTGATAATTATATATTTAGAATAATGAAGATGTTGCTGGAGTGTAAAATGATGGATTTGCTGTTGCAAGTGTATCTGTTGATACAATTGATGTTGGTACTGGAGGAACTGGGCCTACATAGGGTCTGTCTTGTTGAACCCAACCTGGAGAAGACGGATCCGCAATATCTTTGGGATTTACAGGCATACCAGCCCATGCCTCAGAACCTCTTTGTAAAAGTGTGGAAGGATTTGACGCTGTATAAACTCTTGTGTTCAAGGTTGTTAAGATATTACCACCTCTTTTGGTGGCCCGTCTTGAGTTACGCTTAGTCTTACGATTACCACCTTTGGCACGCATGACTTGTTGATTAGTTGAATATGTTGTTGTAAAACTTCCACCGACTGACTTACGACGACCACCCTTGGCAGGGGGAAGGGCTACAGGAGCAGGAGCAGGAGCTGAAACCTGAGTAATAGATGGATTGTGTGAAAGAGGACCTGATGCAGGAAGAGGTACCTGATTTGAGCCTATTCCTACGGGTACCTTAGCAGATAGGTCCTCACTTCCACAACTACGACCCAAGGCGCTATTATAATAGACATCTAAGTCTTTTACTGCTTTAGGGTCTGTACCAACCTCAGTAGGAAAGGTTGCATAGGTCGCTACTGCAGGAAGACCTGGGCGCATTACATAATCAAGTGGGGCCGAACCACCCTGTTTCTTTCCATGAAGGTTCAAGTAGTGCTGAGCCAATGAATTCGCAGCCTTTGATGAAAGGGGTTTGTTAAATAAGTTTTTCCATTGCCGGGATACATGCTTTCCAAGTGATGATGTTGAGTTCAAACGGTTGTGCTTTAAAAATGACCGAACATTTTCGTCCATTTCCTTAAAGCGTTTACGAATATCACTAACTGTTAAAGTCTTGCGCGCAGTTTTCTTTGTTTTTGACGCACGCTTTTGCTTCTTAGAGCGAGTTACTGGAGCCATTCTCTATAAATAACTATTAAAAAACTTTTGACAAATCGACTATCTATACTACGTTAGGTACTCATATCATAGAAATGATTACCTAAAAAAAATATACAACACTTAACGACGTCTGGCTCTAACACCACCAATAGCCGGGAATAACCCAACCTCTGGGTTTGTCATGCTGGTATAAGCATAGGCTAGGAAGAGAACCGCTCCAACCAAAACAAATGGCGCAGCCGGTCTTAGATTCTCCTGCCATGTACTATTTCTGTAGTCACTCTGAAATTGATTGCGGTGCACCATATATGAAAGAATTAGCAGAATTGTTGACGCAAATAATAAAATTATAGGGGCAAGTGATGAGGCATACATAAAAGCGAATGCTGTAAGTAAAAGCACTGAGCAAAGACCAGGGATTAATAGACTAAGATTCATACTCTCTGTAGTTTATTTAGATTTTCTCAATCAAATCTACGTGAGTTAGAAGAACCTTACGACAGCAGTATCTGGTCAGATGAAGCTCATCAAAGATTTGTTTCTCTGCTGTCTGTGGTACCTCTCCACCATTAAAATAAGTACGCTTACCGAATCCATCACCCTTTAGCTCCTTTAGCTTTTGCTGATAATAAACCCACTTATCAGAAAGTAACTTGCCACAGGATACACAACGTACCGGAATAATCATTTGTTCTTTATATTTTACTTATGTTTAGGTTGTTCAAATTTGAACAGAAATTTGGTCATAAATTTGATACCGGGGTTTTGTGCGCGTTAAAAATCCTAAACCCTTTTGTCCGGACGTCACAGATATGTCTTCTGTAGGTGGTAGTCGTGGTGGTTATAGTCAAAACCCCTTGAGAGCTGAATTTAACAGAGTTTATAAGCAAAACGCTGATTTGGAGCTACGTGTTAACTCACTTGAAAGAGAGCTCGTGAATCTTACAAAGAAGCTTGCTTCCGCGACGGGGGGTGCTGGTGTAGCGGGTCCTGCTGGACCTCAGGGTCCGGCTGGTCTTCCTGGTCGCGACGGACGTGATGGCGTACAGGGTCCTGCTGGTCCTGCTGGTATTCCAGGACCCGCTGGTATTCCAGGGCCTACAGGTCCGGCTGGTTCTCCTTCGGCGGTCGTTGAGTCATCATAAATATGGGACAGTGTTTTAGTTTTTGTATTTATTATTTGTAACAATAAATATAAGCTTAACAAATATATAATATAATAATAGGATGGATGCTATAAGAGAAATAGTTTCAGAAGTTGGTCTTGAAGAATATATCAATTGCCTTATTGTTCAACATGACCTTCGTAAGGCCATGCTTATACAACCGATTGACTATAATGAAATGACAGGTAAAGACCCACAGACATTCCATATTTTGACAGGTATATCCAAACATTTTCCCGAACTCAAACAATCCGAAATACATGAAGGGATTCTTATTTCTAAAAAGTCCTATAAAGCTTCCGATTTTCAAAAGTCGGCAGATATTGGTCATGTCTTAGGGTATGCATGCGCTGATGATTTTGATTATATAATGTCACACGAAGATGAACCCAGTACAACTATTGAAGTGACCGTGTTACTGAAAGATGGATATAACAAAGACTCGTTACAGCTCTTTGTTAACAGATGTCGTAATGAACGAACTTTTTTACAAACAGTGGTTCTTGGTCAAAAGATTGAGACCTTGCTTCTTGCACATCCATTTCTTAAATTGATTGTGACTGGCGTAAAAGTTAACAAAACTGTGACTATACCTATTAAAAATCTCATAAAGAAATTGGCCACAAATGTTATTTTGACAGATGATGAAAAAGAGGAAGTTTATAATCACATTTGGAATTTGGGATTTTCCGATGTACTTTCAGCAACATCCTATGATTATAAAAATCCTGTCCATCGCGGAATTCTTATTGGGTTGTTGACTCTGTGTGATAACAATCCACTTTCCGCCTTTTATCCTCTTCAAAATTATCCCAAAAAAATGACTCTTGTGAATAAAATTACGGAATTGTGGGAGGGCCAATTGGTACAAGTGTTTAGTCAAACTAAGCGTGGTGGTAAACGTAAAACACGTAAAAAATTGACTCAATAATTATTGCGCTTTATTTTTTTCAAAATGGCAGCACGCATAAAACGGCTTCAACGGGAGCTAGATAATATTAGTCATTTTGATAATTTGTTTAGTTCTGTGCGTCCTATTGAAAATAATTTGTCAATATGGGCATGTACAATCAAGACCGATATTGATTCGGATTATGATGGTCAAGTGTACACACTTGAAATTCAGATTCCACAAAATTACCCCTTTCATCCCCCAAGAGTCCGCTTTACCACTCCTATTCATCATCCCTGTGTTGGACACGATGGATATATTTCACTCGATATTCTGGGAGCTGGATGGTCGCCTGCATTTACGATTCCTGCATTAGGTATGGGTATTTGTAGTCTTTTGAACACTAGTGATATTGATTACTCCAAGAGTCGACAGAACAAACGTGTCAGACTCTTTAAGAATGAGCTTATTTCAAGACTTATGATAAATGATTCTTAGGTTGTTAACAAACGCTTCTTCCAGGAGCGCAATTCGGACAATTTTATCTTGATTGTAAATTCATGTTCTAAATTCTGCTGAATTTCTTTTTCCTTTTTCTGTTTCACGATTTGAATTTTGAGGCTGTCCTTGACCAGGGCAAAATTGTCTATTGGTTCAGGTATTTTTTGTTGAGGGCTCAGTGTCCTAGACCATTTGAGTGTACGACCGGTAGATGTATCAACCCAACCTTCAATTGTAAGACGACCAGCATGGTGCTCCTTATGACATAAGTCGCATAAGATGGTCAGATTGGATGCCCTATGTGTTTTAGTTCCTGGTTCTACAAACCCATCTTTGGCTGATACTTGATGAAGAATATGATGAGATTCCAAGTCCTTTTCTGAATTACAAATTTCACAGGCCTTTACTTGGACTGCCGAATTGTACCGACTGATTTTTCCTAAATTCTGACGACATGAATTTGCCAATTTGAGAAATTCAGCATCCATGTCTAAACCATAACAGACTTCTAGACCATATAAAGATGAGCCTGAGCCTTCTTGCAACGTTCTTTTGTACAAAATGGTTTTGGTTGCCGAATCGTACTCAATTCCAAGATGGGCAAATTTCACGTTTTTTAAGGAGCGAATTTCTTCCAATTCAGAAATTTCATGAAGATGGGTTGCCAAAAGAAATTGTGCACCCCGCTTGACCATGGTTTGTATACCTGCGCTGACTATTGCCGTCGCCGAGCGGGTTTCGGTACCGCTACACAGTTCATCGCCTAAAATAAGTGAATTTGCATTTGAATATTTCAGAATTGCGCGAAATTCGGTCATTTCAACGGCAAAGCTGGACAAGGAGGCCCATAGATTGTCATTGCCAAGAATTCTAGTAAAAATACTCTTGTAAGGTGAAAGTGTCATTGTACTGGCTGCAACTGGTATACCTGCTTGTGCGCTTATTATGGCAATTCCTAAAGCTTTCATTAAGGATGATTTACCACTGGAGTTAGAACCGTAGACTAAGAGTCCTGATTCAGCGTGACCTACAGGGTCTACTGGTGTTTGCTCATAGCCTAGAGCAATAGAGTGTCTAACATAAGGGCTACCTGTATGGATTTGTTCAATAATAGGATGTCTAAGTTCACTGACTTGTACCTTACTAGCTGTGCTTTCAATAAAGCTTGGTGTAATGAGTCCATACTGTTGGGCACACCGCGCTAAGGCAAATTCAGCGTCTAAATTTCCAATCCATTTCGTTATAAATTCTGAAATGGGAATATTTGTTGATATATTTTGTTCACAGGACTGTGACCAGTCTTCTAAGGACTGGAGCCAGAGACTATCCTGTTTTAGGGACCAGGCTTTTTGAATTTGCTGTCCTTTCTTTTGAAAACTTGTGAGTATCTTTGAATCCAAGGTGCCAGATGTTGACTTTGCCGAAATTGGATGAAATTTAAATTCTGTTTGGTCCAATTTCTCAAAACGCTTTTTCGTGATTGTAAATTCAAACGGGCTGTGTTCACCTGGTGAAATTGTAATTGGAGTATTTTGCTCTGTATAGGGTTTAACAAAGGCGTTTATATCGTTAAGGAGCTGATGCCATTCAACTTCAATCTGGTCTAATTCAGGATACAGGCCAAGTGACCAGGGATGCGTCCGTTTCAGATTAGTTGGGTCAGCCGTCTTAATACGTTCTAAAGACCACATAGACTGTCTATCACGGACCCATTTTTGTACAGGCTGTTCACATTGAATTGCTACTGGTGAATCCTGAAATTTACGGACCAATTCATCAATTGAATTATAAGTTAGAAGAAGATGGTGGATATCTGTATAATTAAGCGTCAGTAAATGGAGTTTACGATGGAGCCGACTCAAGTCATAGACGCTACGCAGGTGTTTTTCCAGGTCTACTGAACTTATATATTCACGTAAATAATCTATACGAGCAAATCGTGTTTGGAGCTCCTTGACATCCGATATGGGTGTAATAATACGCTCTCTTAGGGAGCGACGACCAACAGCTGTAAAAGTCTTTTGGTAAAAGAAGAGAAGACACTCATTACTTGAACTAATCATATTTAGTTGTTCCAACGCCGCATTTCCTAACCGTACTCTATTTTCAGGAACCCACACTGTATTATTTCTTAACTTTTTTAAGAGGGATGGAATATGCTCCTCTATGAAAGTTAACGTAAGACCAAGACAATTATAGGCTTGTTGATACTTTTCTAAACCCAGAACAATATGAGGTTGAAGGGATGAATTTATATTAAACGCCTTTTTCACGAATTCCGAATTTGGTTTTCCGAATTTACCCCTTCGTAGATGAATCACGGTTGTTATTGGTAGATGGAACCAAGCACGTAGGTCGGAGTCCGTCATTTTATGGTCTTCTGCAAGCCAGCAGACAATTTCGGCTGGTGGATGCATTAATAAAAAGGGCTCCAAATTGTCAATATTGGGTGTCTTTTGTAAGAAAGGCATATTACATTCGGTGGTCCATGTATTGCCTGTCTGAATATCTACAGCAGTAAGACCTATATAGAAAGAATTAGCATCATTTTGTTCCAATAAAATCCCTAGGAGGCAATTATCGTTGTTATCATTTAGGCGTCCTATTGAATTATAGCGATTTTCATAGATACCTGGACTGCTGATTCGTTCGACTGAGCGCTCCTCTACGTCGCCCGATGTGTTTTTCTTTTGTACTACAATCACAACTGTATAACCGGCATCTAACAACTGGCGTTCGAATTTAGGCAAGGATTGCTCTGGAAAACCGCCACACAATTTCAAGGTCGTTGAATCAACCATGGCTTCAGACAAATTTAGAGAGCATAGGTCAGCGATTTCACGAATATTTGTATGCGTTGAATTTGTTGTTAAATTGAGTCTGTCGTAAATTTCAAAGAATTTACCGACCTGCATTAAAACCGCAGTTTTAGCTCCATATTTGGTTTGGTGTCTTTGATACCAAGCCAAGTATTGAGTAAACATGGAATCCATAGAAAGGCTCATTCTTACTATTACAATGTGTGCGGGTTTTAAGAGGGTTTAGCAAAATTGATAAACAATAACAATGATAAATTATCCTTCATATTACCAAATACATCATCAATGTCAGCACCTATGAGTTCAAATACTTCCACAAGTGGTGGAAAACGTAAGACAAAGAAACATACCAAAAATAAGAAAAAGCTTAGTCGTAGAAATAACAAATAATGTCTAATACCAAACTATTCAGATATTATTAACTTTAGTATTTTTATAACGTCACATACTTCACTTAAGTTTGTGATATTATATGTAATTAGTCATTGATTACATTGGCGCAGGAAACAATAAAATATCAATCATCATAGAACGCTGAATACTTTCAGGAGGATTAGCTGTTTCTCTGATAAGACCACGTTCCTTGAGTTTTTTTGTAATTTCATTAAGTGACATATTTGCAACATTGCGTCTTACTGCATCACGAGTTTTTCTTACAATGCTTGAATTTTCCAACTGGATAGTAATACGCTTGGCTGTGAATTTCTTTTTTAAGGTCTTATTAGGTCTATTTTTCATGGGTTGAATTACAACTTTTGTTGGTTCAGGGGCCTTACGTGTTTGAATCATCGGTTTTTTTATTTGCATAATCTTTACAGGCTTAGGTGTCTCAGCTTTCTTTACAGGTGAAGGTGTTAAGGGTGACTCATTGTATGTTAATTTAGCCGATGAACTATTTATTGCAACCTGGATTACTGGCTTATTATCACTTATTATCTTTTTGTCATTTGTCACTTTGTCATTTGTCATTTTTTTACCACCTACAACACTTGTAGTGGACAACACAGGCATTGGGTTGCCCGCCTTCTGTTTTAATGTATTTGAAAGTACTAAAATTGGTTCTTTTTTTGCACCGCCCGCTAACTGAGCAACAGGTATAGTCGGCGTAGGTACTGGATTAGATTTAGCTACATCAGGTAATACATTTGCGTCATCACCCTTTTGCTTTCTAGAACGCCGATTCTTAATGACCGGTGCTGGAACGTACAATTGTACGCTTTTAATATCACTCATCCCTAATTCTAGGGATGAAAATAGTCGGGAGAAAGACGAAGATAGTTTGTAAGACTTTTGAGCGAAAATCAACCTAAAGTTGAGCCGTTTCACTATGTTTTTCAAACTTACAAAAAAATGGCGTCTTATCATTCGCTTTTAGATTTGTATTTCAAGCAACACAGTAATAGACAAATCATCTACCATCAGATTGCCTCATTTAACCAGTTTATGGAAAAGGAGGTACCTGAAACGATTCTGCGTGCTTGCCCCGTAAAGATTCTTGGGTCACCTGACCTTACATTGACGGGTACGACGCGCGCGGCGGCCGGTACAGCAGGTACCGCGATTCGTGTAAGTATTGAGACGCATGATGATATGACGCCAGTCCCTGTTTCGACAGTACCTGCCTTACCTCCACGTGAGGTGGAGGTTAACATTGAGTTTCGCAATGTCAATATTCGTAAGCCTACCATCTTTGAGAACAACGGTGCTGTAACTCCCATGTATCCAAATGATGCGCGTCTACGTAATATTACCTACGCTGCGCCGGTGTACGTGGACCTACACATTTCTACGACCATGTTTGACCCCACTACGAATGTCAAGGAGACGCGTACACGTACTCTACAGCGTATTCATGTGGGCAAGATTCCCGTTATGATTGGCTCCAAGTTCTGTATGTTGTGTGAGACGCCAGAAAAGACGCCACGGGACCTGGGTGAGTGTAGCACGGACCCTGGTGGTTATTTCATCATTCAGGGTGGTGAACGTATCATCATTTCACAGGAGCGCATGGCGGAGAACCGCATGTTTGTGTTCCGTAATTCCAAGAATCGTAACAAGGAGGCCGAAAAGATTGAGTGTAAGTCTATTGGTCTAGACAATGAGGGTGCTCCAAAGTCGATTGCGGTAGTTATCCTACACAATGCCAAGAACCCGGTTGCGCCTGAGCACATTCGTGTATCGCTACCGCGTATCAAGACTGAGATTCCACTCTTCGTTATGTTTCGTGCCCTAGGTATTCAATCTGACAAGGAGATTATTGAGCTCATCATGGGCTCTACGGATACCATGTATGATATGATTTTCCAGGAGTGTATTCAGGACGCTAAGGATATTCGTACTACAGAATGCGCAGTTGAATTTCTTACCAAGCACATTGGTAGCGGTTCCAGCATTCGTGAGGCGCTCACGTCATCCACGTTGCCAATTGCCAAGATGGCCAAGACCGGTATCTTGACTGAGATTCTTGCTGAAGAGTTTCTACCTCATATTGGTGGCTATAACACGCTTTATGAAAAGGCGTGCTTTCTTGCGACCATGACCAAGAAGGTTCTTGAGGTTTATCACAATCGTATTTCATATGATGACCGTGATGCTTATCCCAATAAGAAGGTTGAACTACCTGGTAATCTTCTGGGCAATCTATTCCGCTACTACTTTGGTACCAAGGTTATCAAGGATATGAAGTCCACAATTACCAAGGAGATTCACAATGGTTCTTGGAAGGCTACGGGTAAGTTTGAGGATATTATCAATCCCACGAATATTTACAAGATTCTGAAGTCAACCATTGTTGACATTGGTATGAAGTCTTCACTGGCTACGGGTAACTTTGCTGGTGGTAAGATGGGTACCAAGATGGGTATTTCGCAGGTCATGAATCGCCTAACCTATCTGTCTGGTATTTCGCATTTGCGCCGTATTTCAACGCCTATTGAGAAGACAGGTAAGCTTATTCCGCCACGTAAGCTTCATAACACGCAGTGGGGCTTTGTCTGTCCGGCAGAAACGCCAGAAGGTCACTCAGTAGGTGTAGTCAAGAATCTATCATCTACGGCCCTAGTTTCCCTACCGTCCAGTCCTGAGCCCATTGTCAATATCCTTTATGACGAACTGGGCATGGTCAATCTTGCAGAGACAACGCATGCTGAGAAGCACAAGGAGTGTCGTGTATTTATCAACGGTGCCTTTATTGGTATCATTCGTGCGTCTAGTCACAGTAATGTAGAGGTGGTACGTGCTCTTCGTAAGGCCAAGACGGCGGGACGCATTAATCCCTTTACAAGTGTTGTATTCAATCCACGCATGAATGAGGTCTGGATGAACACGGAAGGTGGTCGTCTACTTCGTCCCGTCATGAACGCAGATGCCATTCGTGAACTGATGCTCAACCCTGATTCACCACGTCCTTGGGATAATGTCAGTGAGTGGAATGACCTGATGCGCTGGACTTCGCCGATAGGTAAGCATTCACTGATTGAGTACATTGACCCTGGTGAGTCAGAAACGGTCTTGATTTGCATGTTTCCCCAGGACACGATTGAACCCAAGAAAGGCAAGTACTTCACTCACTGTGAGGTTCATCCTAGCACCATTCTAGGCACTATGGCCTCCAATATTCCCTTCTGTGACCACAATCAGTCACCGAGAAATACATATCAGTCAGCTATGGGTAAGCAAGCTATGGGTATTTACGCCCTTAACTTCCGTGAGCGCATGGATACTATGGGTAATCTGCTGTGCTATCCCTCTGTACCCCTGGTTTCACCTTACATGAGTCGGTTCTACAGAGCGCAGGATATGCCCTCTGGCAACAATATCATTGTTGCCATTGCAACCTATGGTGGCTACAATCAGGAGGATTCTATCATGTTTAATCGTGCTGCGCTAGACCGCGGCCTATTCCGCTCCTTCTTCTATCGTACGTACAAGGATGAGGAGAAGAAGAACCAGGCCTCTGGTGAAGAGGAGCGCTTCTGTAAGCCGGACCCTGCGCTAACCAAGCAACTCAAGATGGCGAATTATGAGAAGCTAGCGGAAGATGGTATTGTACCTGAAAACGTGTATGTATCCCAGGAGGATGTACTGATTGGTAAGGTTGCGCCTATTCGCTTGCGCGCTCCAGATGGAGCAGCGTTGGCTGGTGTAACGCATGCTACACTTCAAGCCATGAGTGGTGCTGCCGCTGCGGCAGCAGTGGAGGCGGCTGGCGGTAAGCGTTACAAGGATGTCAGTAAGCTTCTACGTAACAACGAAACAGGCTTTGTAGATAAGATTTATCGCGGTCGTAATGGTGAGGGCTATACCTTTGTTAAAATTCGTGTCCGCAGTGAGCGTATTCCTACGATTGGCGATAAGTTTTCATCACGTCACGGTCAGAAGGGTACTGTGGGTATGATTCTGGAGCCCTGGGACATGCCCCAGACCAAGGATGGAATTGTGCCTGATATTATCATCAATCCTCACTGCTTCACAGGAGAAACACTTGTTTCGTTACCCAATGGACTGGCCCGTCGTATTGATTCATTCGATGAACAGGGTCTAGAGAAAGTCTGGTCCTTTGACCCAGCAACAGACCGTGCCTACGAATCGTTCAGTCTAGGACGTACAGACCGTGGTATCAAACCAACAATCAGACTAACCCTAGACGATGGTCGTACCATTCGTTGTACGCCTGACCATAAGTTCAGAGTACGCAGTATTGATGGTTCAGTCATTGAAAAGGAAGCTGGCAATTTGACCTTCACCGACAACTTGATTATGAGCTTGCGCGGTACGGAAGATATTATCTGTGAGTTGGAATGTGATTGGTCATTGCGTTTCGGTGATTATGACTTTGAGATGAATTCGGTTACTGGACGTGAGCGTGCCTTAGCCTTTGCACGTATCTTGGGTTACATTCATACAGATGGATGTCTTACTCATTCTAGAAATGAATACAAGGGCGTACTGTATATGGGGTCTCTCATGGATGCCCATAGTATTATGGATGATATTACCGTTGTAACAGGAAAGGCACCAAAGATTTTGGATTGCTTATCAAAGACAAATGGAAGCAAGTGTTATGTTATTCATCTACCAAATGATTTCAGTCGGTCGCTATCCGAACTGCCTGGTATGTCATTGGGTCGTCGCACTACACAAGAGGCATCCTATCCAGCCTTCCTCTTTGACACGGTTTGCCCCAAATCAATTGTCAGAGAATTCCTAGCTGCCAGCTTTGGCGGAGATGGTTGGACAACCTATGTCAGTGGAAACCAATTTAGTAATATCGGATTCAGTCAGTCAATCTGTACAGAATTCTTAGATACAATGGAAACACGTATGGAGCTATTTGTGAATCTTATGGCTCGTGTAGGTGTTAGTGCCCGTATTAATCGCACCAGACTCTGTCATATGAACACTGAATCATATCAGAATAATCCACGCGCCTCAGTGGAAGTAGTTGTCACATCAAACATTGAGTTTTATGAGAAGATTGGCTTCCGTCATTGTATTGACAAGCAGTTGCGACTTGAAACAACTGTCGCCTATGAAGGATACTGTAAGGAGGTACGCAGACAACACGACTTGTCAATGGCAACCGTCGATGCATCAATGTTAGAAAATAAGTCATATCCTGTTGCACTTGAAAAAGTCAAGAAACTTTATGAAACTGAAAAACCTCTTAACACTTATTACTCATTACTCACAAAGACCCTGATTGGAAACAGAAGAAAGCCTGGGCGTTCTACAGAAGTACGAGTCTTTGACTATAAGTATATGCTTACAGCTACTGAGTGGTTGAAGGCGCATGGATGTGCGGAGTGGTTTAGCAAAACCGAATATATTGTGTCCAGAGACGCTACTGATATGCCTACATACAGTTTAGGAATCATGAAGAAGGAGGCCGCTCATGATGCTCCTGTGTTTGATATCGGAGTTGCAAAAACTCACATCTTCGTAGCACAGGGTTGTGTCGTAAACAACTGTATTCCCTCAAGAATGACAATCGCACAGCTCATGGAGACACTTATGGGTAAGGCCTGTTGCGGTCTTGGATTCCACGGTGATGGTACACCCTTCAATGAGATTACGGTAGAGGGTCTATCCACGATTCTACGTGACCAACTCAAAATGGAACCCTATGGAAATGAACTACTCTACTGTGGTACAACAGGTAAGCAGATGCGCACAAACATCTTCATGGGCCCTTGTTACTATCAGAGATTGAAGCATATGGTTGACGATAAAATCCATAGTCGTGCCTCTGGCCCATTAGTTATGCTCACGCGGCAGCCAGCCGAAGGTCGTGCCCGTGATGGTGGTCTTCGTTTCGGTGAGATGGAACGCGATTGTATGATTGCTCACGGCGCGTCAGAGTTTCTCAAGGAACGCATGCTTGAGGCATCTGACAATTTCCAGAGTTTCACATGCCGTGGTTGTGGTCTTCTAGGTATTGTCAATCCCGGCCGCGGTGTCTTTCAGTGTTCTGCCTGTAATTCTACGACGGGTTTCTCACAGGTACGCATTCCCTATGCATACAAGCTCTTCTTACAGGAGTTGGAATCTATGAATATTAGTAGTCGTCTAATTACGGAGTCACGCTTGCGTGAAAATGTTGAACTTACACGTGAGTTTGAGGATATCAAGGATAGAGAAGACAGGGAATAATCTACCAAAGTAATCATATTATGATGAATATTTTTCAATGTAACTAGTATATGGTGAATCAGGTAAATCTAGTAAAAGGCAAGTGCTATCAGAAAATTAATGGAGACTATCTTGGTGGCTATTATGGTATAATTGGTAACAAACATTTATTTACATATGCCACGCTATCCAAACAGAATAGTCTGGATAATTTGGTAATAGTGCCTTGCAAAACAAACCATGCACAGGTTACAGCTGGAGGTAAAACAAGACGCAAGCGTAGCGGAGCCAAGCGTAAGACACGCAAAGGTGCCAATTTACGTAAGCGGGAATAATATATAGGCTTCGCCGAACAGTATGGGTAATAGATAGACTAGAGCATTCATATTCATAATGACGGCTAAGAATAAACAAAGACTATCAAAGCCGACTGACAATAGGGTAAGTTTGCGTTTTATTTCGGGATAGTATGACAAAAAATAAAGACGGACAGTTGCTAAAATAATTGCAAGAATCGCCATTATTTTTCCGAAAAAGCAAATCTTATTTTCGTAGCGACCTGTGTCATGGACAAAATATGAGCCCAGTGATTGCGTTTCTTTATCTAAGTGGGCTCCATTGAAACTGTATGATGTCTTGTAGATGAAAAACATGTATAGTAAATACACTGATTGTGCGATGGTTACTATAATTTTATCAACCATCGTTGGTCTTCTAATTATTGTAGAAAAAATCTTGTAATTAAATAAATGACATCCAGACTGCGCGATTTTGCCGATTTTTAAGTACACCAGAAGCCAAGCGTTGGCGACACCAAGATTTCTATGAATAACGAAGACCACACTGGCTGGCTAAAATGTAATGGACGTGCCCTGGATATTTATCTTTACAACAAGCTTTTCCAGACCATTGGATACAATTATGGAGGTTCCGGTATCTCGTTCAATTTGCCAAATCCAAAGGGACGTGTACTAGGTGTAATCGGTGCCGGTCCCGGTTTAACAACTAGAGCCCAGGGTGCCACGGTCGGTGAAGAGAATCATTTGCTAACTGAGCCAGAATTACCTGATTTGACTCTTACTACTTCTACTGCGGGGTCGCACACACACACGCACAATGCAAATGGCGAAAATCCTGGTTATGGTTTGTTGTATCGCAATGGTGCTAACACTGCTACCGTTGCTGATTCAACACCTAACGAGCCAAATGTATATCAGCCACCAGGCGCCCTTAGCATTAATACAGCCGGCGACCACAATCACACTGTTACTTTCGGTGATAATGTAGCTCACAACAACATGCAACCTACCATGTTCGTAGGAAACATGTTTATCTACTGTGGCAGACCCAATGTTGGAACCTACCCCTACACCTTCAAGGGCTACAAATATTACCAGAATCCTGGAACCCGTTAAAAATTTTAGTGAAATAAAATTCGTTGAAAAAAACACGAAATACAAGAAAAGTTTGAAAAATTCATGATTTTTTCAAATTTCTCTTTAAGAGGCCATCAGTTTTTCTTTTTTCTTTCGATACATCAATGCTTTTTGTGCGCAACAAAGACAACCATAGAAACAACTAAGCCGGTAAGAATAAGAGTTGCAGCCGTTTTGCTATCCGTTAATTTGGACCAAATCGTATCAGGATTCGTAAAACCCTCAATAGGTGTTCCATCAGGATAAAATATTTTTGGGTCGTTCTGGTAATCGACTTGACTCATAGTGATAGGGTTTCCACCAGCATCCATGTCTTGGACCCAACGTGTTTGCGTATTTCCTGGACCAATATCGCCTTTAATCCATACATTAGCAGGGTCATATGGACTGCGGGTATTACCGTTTAGGTCGCCCACTGGCTTAGTGACTTGCTTACACTTTGGATAACCTGTGCCCATGGCAGCCTGAAAAATAGGTATAGGATTGAGTGCATCGCGAGCATCTTCTAACATACCTGGTGCCAAACCCTTCATTCCTGGTAAACCCATATCTTGAATGGCCTTACCGATACGTTTTCCCAATAGGTCACCCTGCGGTGTTGTATCTATATATTCATACATCAAAGCACCATTTGAACATGTACTTCCCGTTGACATAAAATAACGAAGACCCATTGGTTTCATATCATGCGAATTAATACCGGTTTTTTGACCGAAACCAATAACATCTGTATAATAATTAATTCCCGCTACAGCATCTACAATGGCACCAGCATCACCCCCTGAGCGGACACCTATTTCAGCAGGTGTCTTCATTTCGTCGGCAAAACTGTAATTTGGACCACGCATACCAGTATTCATTTCGGCTAATTTACCTGGACCATGTGTAGTCACTTTTGTGTTATAATTTTGCATGTTGATTTCTCCTTGACGAATTCGTGCTTGTTCGGCTGCATTGCCTCCGAATAGGTCGGACATAGTTCCTAAAAAATACACTGAAAGTTGATTTGCCAAAAATACTTAAATTCTAGGCAGACATGACAGAATTATTTCCTGGCTTAGCCAGTCAGCCAATACTTTCTGATGAACATTTACGAATACTATCGCTATTTGAGAATTCTAAAATCGACTATATGAAAGCTATTGCAAATTTTGAAGATGGAGAGCAAGAGCAAGAAAAACTGCAAGTTTCTATCGAAACAAGTAGTGGTAATTTAGCCAATGAAGATTACTCATGGAGTTGCGAAAACTGCGAAACAGATGAAAATATCAAAATGCTCAATGAAACCATATTATGTACACGTTGTGGTGAGGTCTTTGAACATATTCTAGACCAAGGACCTGAGTACAGATGGTTTTCAGGCGACGACAGAAACGTCGACCCAACACGTGTAGGGGCTCCACAAAATCCACTGTTGCCTGAATCATCACTAGGTACAACTATGCTATTACGAAAACATCATGGTAATGCTATGCGAAAAATCAAGCGCTACCATACTTGGAATTTGATGCCCTATCGTGAGCGAAATCTTTGGGGTATCTTTGAAGGATTACATGTACGTGCTATTAATGCCGGGATAGGAGTGGGTGTTTTGGAAGAGGCAAAACGTCTTTACGCCCAATTATCGGCTTTATGTGTATGCCGTGGAACTCAGAAGGAGGCGCTATTGGCAGCCTGTTTATATGAGGCTCTCAAGAGTTCAGGAACACCGCGTAGACCAAAAGATATTGGTATCATCTTTCAAATCAATATTCGTTATGTGACTAAGGGTTTGAAGCAGTTTGCCAATCTTCTCAATTTGGATGAGCGAATGGGACCGACTGAAAAGGGTAAAAATAAGGCTGATAAGAAAGATATGAAGGAGGCAAAAGAAGCAAAGATGACAATCGATACAAATGAAATTTCCAAACCTGAAATAACTGCTGTACCTGTTGTTAATGTATCAGTCGAGTCGCGACGGGCAAAGTGGGATACACTTTCACGTTCAACTACCACCTTTGAACACTACATTGACCCCTTTGTATCCAAACTAGAGGCGCCCCGTCAACTTACAGGTACCTTGATTGCGCTAACGCGCCAAATATGTTCACGAGCCGATGATATGGGTATCTGCCCTGAAAATACACCTCCTTCACTGACTGCCGCAGCCCTTGCCTTAGCCTGTGGTACACTTAACATTCAAAAGACTATACAAGAAATAGCTGCGGTGTGCGACATTAGCGTTGTTACACTTCACAAGTGTTTAAAACGTCTTGATTCTTGGAAACAAAATCTTCTTGAAATGAAGTAGATATGGGCGCTAGTCAAAGCACAACCGGTCCTACATATATGGATACAGCCGATGTATCTAAAAATGAACAATTTATCAATATTTTTTTCCGTTTACTAACGGAAACTGATATAGTGGACTTTGAAGCCTTATCTAAGGGTCCCGGAGCCTGTGGCTCATATATAGTCTTATTAGAACAGAACCTCAATAAAGAATTCAATAAGCTACAACTGGAAACAACAAGCACTGGTAAAAAGACAGTACAATCCTTTTTATACACGAAGGCCAAAAACATAACACAAGAGACTCCCACAGATGCCAATGCATGTCGCGAATTAGCCATATTTTATATTCGTTTGCTTCAACTTGTCGGCGCTCTTACCCTCAGTATCTATACACCTGACAACCTTGCTGACCGTATTAGAGATAAGGCTTATAAGGCATCTTTTAGAAAGCAACAAAAAAATATTCCTGTACCCCTTGAAGAACAAGAACTTAAGCGTAATCAACGATGGGAATGGTTACGTAAATATATACTAAGTTCTACAAGTTCTGCAACACCTGATATTTTCATCTTTAAGGATAAACCACAACTGAAATACAACAAGACGACAAAGCTTCTTACATATACCGATAGTGAGGCTAATCAATACAATGCCATGATGACAGTTGAAGAAATGGACAAGTATAGCATTGAAAATTCTGTACGTAAACCGGAATCTTACTGGATAGTCTTGACCAAACCGAAGGATGGTGGCATCTTTTTTAGAGCTCTTGTTGATAAAGAGAGCCATGGATACCATTATAAGCCGAGTCCAAATGTTTTGACCAATTATGAGAAGCCCACAGACTATTATAAGGATTGGACAAGCAGTTTACCCGAAATCATGATGGAAAGTCTACCAAAAGAGAAACCTGTAGCTGTTCAATCATCGTTAAATAGAATGGGTTATGGTGGTCCACGTCTTTCTAGAAACACCTTAGATGAGTTGGTACGGGCAGGTATATCTGCTAGAAATCTAACACGACGGGCTTTTGGTGGCACTCGCAATGGTGGCGCTAACGTCAATAACATCAAACGTTTAAATAGTTCAAATACACGAAAGAATAATAAAACTATTTTGGCTAAGAAATTTCAGGATTCCTATAAATTTATGAAGGACTGGGTGTCAAAGATAGAATCATGGACAGAGGCAGCGCCAGCACTATATCGCAGTGTTTTATTGTATGTCAAGCAAAATACACCTGGTGCCGCTAACACTAGCTTTATCTGTGTTGATGAATGGTCCACGCGTACGATGAGAATGATTCAACCCTTTGCTTCCTTGGAGTCATTATATTACGATAATGACGATGGTACTGCCAGCTTTACTAATAAGGAGAAACTTCGCAATCTGGTTGACGATTTTAAGCATATCTATTCGCAAAAAACTGGAATAGCTGTTGCTCGTGCTGGTGATACCTTTGCCGATGTAATTATACCTCCATTACCCGAGAAATTCATGACGGATTTTTGCTCAAAGCGTAATGCACAAGGTGAATTTGTTCTTGAAGAAAAATACAGTGCTATTCTAGAAAAGGCGCAAACTGAAATTATTAACTTATACAAGGCGCATATGGATGTTTGCTTTTCGATTCTCAACCAAATCTTTGACCAGGTCAAAAATGGGCGTGGAGAAACAACAATTAAATTTACAAATGCCTTTTCTACAAACACAAATGGCGCACGCAAAGCCTTGGAGGACATAATCGAGGGGGCGCGCGGTCAAATTGCTGGGCATTATGTTCAGGTTGAAACTATTTACCAAAAGGCCATTAATGATATGCTGACGGCTGGTCGTTAAATATTTTTTAATTTTTTATTTTTTTTATTTTTTTTATTTTTTTT